TTGTATTGTCCTTCTTCCAAGCAAAGCCGAACGTGCCACCCATTGCCTTGATGATACCCAAGTAGTCCAGCTTCCGCAAATCCTGCTTCAAGCGAATATCAGAAGATTGATAAGCTGTAACTCCACCTTTAGCAAGAATACTATTAGGGAAGTAAGTATTCATATTATAATCGAAATTATATATATGACCAGTATGACCCATAAATCTATCAGTAGGAAATGAATACTTAGTAAAAGCAAATATTCGTATTTTATTTATTGAAGCATTACGTAATTCTGTAGTATTTTGGTCATGTTTAAACTTAAATCTAATATATCTTCTACTATCATTTCCTACAGGAAGACCTACATTACCATTAGATAGATTTATATAATTAAACTGGTTCCATCCGTTCATATATTTAATAAAAGTATTGACTATAACACCTTTACTATTTAAATATTCTACAGTACAAGTAACACCAACACCTTGTCCTATATCAACACTAGCAAAATAAACTTGAGAATAACAATTATTAGGAACATCAAACGTAAACATTAGTTGGTTCTTTTTTATTTGAGCTAGTTTCTCAGCATCATTATTACCAGTGATAACATTGCCACCTAAGAATAAACTATCAATACCTGCAACATTCGCATACGCCTTAAATTTAGTATCATTTGATATATTATACTTAGTCCAATTAGTACCATTATCGTTAGAGTAATGTATATCTACATTTGTAACAGGTATACTATCAGTAATAGCAGTAATTCCAGAACATAACTCATCAGCTGAAACATAACAACTAGTTCCTTTATTATTAACTTCATAATTTGTAGGTAATATACCTTTATTATTTATTAAACCGTTAACTGATAAATTACCAGCAATAATAGCATTTTTACTAACACTAATACTATCACAACTAATAACATCAGTAACAGTAAGACTTTTAAACGTAGCACTACCATTTTGTGTTATGTTCCAATAACTACTATTTACTTGACTACACATGTCTTGAACATAAACCCAACCAGAATTATTAGCGTTACCTATATATAAACTACCACTACCTCCAATTCTAGCTCCACTATCAGGAGTTACAGTTTTAATACCTGCAAGTCTAAGTGTACCATCACTTTGTGGACTATTAGCATTAAATATAGAACCATTAGCTATACCAAGATAAATAGTTTTATCAGAATGATTATATTTAAGTCCAGCCCATTTATTCCAATCCCAAGCAGTTTCACCAAAACGAATAGCATTACCAGTATTAAATATTACTTGGTCGTCTATAGCTGATATACGAGCATTAGAACTTATATCACTATTTAATCGTATAGCTCCATTACTAGAGTTACTATTATTTATGTATATTGTTCCATTAACATTACCAGTACCATCAAAACTTTGACCCCAAATACTTCTTGCTGTTGCAAGTTTGGTTGCAGAAGCTACATTGTCAGAAGTAAGAGCTACAGTAGCCCAATCTTTAGTATTATAGTTATTACTAGTACCATATGCACACCTAATAAACATTCTATTATCACCTGTAAATGCTAATTGATGATTAGAAGCACCATCAATACTACCTATAACTAATAATGTACCCCATCCATTAAAAGGTCTTTTACCACTAATTGTAACTTCTGATTCAGGTTGAATATCTCTAGTACCAAATGTTGTTTCTTTGTCTATATTGTACGCCCCTAATCGACCTCTTTTAACCAACAAATGACTTGCATGATAACCATCAACAGTATCGGCATTTCCTGCACTACTAGCATAGCCATTATGCAAAGCATTATATAAACTATTTGCACCTTTTTGACTAAGACTAGTACCAGTAGAAGTACCACTATAACTATCAGTAATTCCTCTCCAAGTATTTTGCCAAGTAGTAGAAACACCATTGATAGTAATAGTTTGACCACTTACAGAACCAGTAACAAAGTTTTTATCATTAGTAAGTTGACTAAGTTTAGTAAGATTACCTGTATGATAAACTTTATATTCAGCATTATATTTTTTAGTAGTTCTAACTACATTATCGCTAAAATATAACTCTCCATTTACTGCACGAATACCATCATAGTTACCGTTACTTCTACAAAATAGAATAGCTTCAGTAGGGGTCTCAGATACATCATTAGTATAAATGCTATTAACTCCAATAATATCGGAATTTCTCATATTTATACCCCATTGACCAGAACTATAATATCTATCATTAGCCATAGTAAGAACACTAACATCTTGATGACTAGTAAGATAACCTTGACTTTTAACCCAAGATTGCGTAGCATACCCATTAAGAGATTGATGACTAGTAAGATAAGTTCCTAAATCTACAGCAGTTCCACCAGTAGCTGCAATAGTTTTAGTAACACCATTTATAGTTACACTATGAGTATGACTAGTAGAAGACTTACCATTAGCAATATTATCAACTTGACCTTTAGTATAATAATTAGCTAAACTTTGATGACTAGTCAAGAAAGTACTACCTTTAGTAAATGTAATAGTCTTTCCGCTCTTAGATACACTAGTAATAGCATTACCGCTTCCACTTACAGATATTGCATTAACGTAACCATCAAGTGACTGATGACTAGTTAAGAACGTACTACCTTTAACTACGCTGATAGTAGTACCATTCTTGGTGACAGACGTAACCGCATTACCGCTACCGCTGACAGAAATAGCAGTAGCACTACCACCTTCCAAGCTGGAGATACGAGAATCAAGAGCCTTGATGGAGTAGGCAGAGGCAATCTCACTCAGCGATTCTGATGTAAGCTTCAAGGCATTTGAATAACTCTTCACACTACCGTTCAAGCCGCCACCACCGCCCGTGGTAGATGCTCCTGCTCCGTATGCCGTGATACCGCCTGTAGCATAGAGATTACCATCAATCTTGATAGCTTTGTTGGTTGCATCATACGTGAGCTTAATGCCATGGAAGGAGATTGCGCCCTCGAAGGTAGCATCGCCCGATACACCAAGTTTAGAGAATGGTGCGTTTGGCTTCAGTGATACAAGGTCGGCAACGCTCGTTCCTGTACTTCCTTCCTTCCAAGTCGGCTCGAAGAAGATGAGGTATGCGCCAAGATTCTTTTCGCTGATGATAAACGATGTCGGGTCTGCGTGAACCTTTCCGCTCACATCCCACCAGATAGCACCATTGGCAAGATAACCAGAGCCATCGAAGCGGATAAGGGAGGTTGCAGGGGTAAGATTTCCGCTATTATAGTCCTTATCCACCATCTGACCGCCCCACCATGTTGCGATACTCTTCTTTCCTCTATTCGGGTCTATTGCTCCGTTGATACCGCTCTGAACGTTTCCGTCTCCGTCTCTCAGCGCAAGGAGTGTTGTCATTACAAGACCACCGTCAATATCTGTAGTCTGACCGAGCGCATCCTTGAGATACTTGTAACCTGCGAGGTCTGTGATATTCTGCTTCAAGTCACCATATATCTTGCTAGTGATATAGGCGTTTGCCAAGCCAAGTTTGTCATAGAATGCGCTGTATGCGGACTGAAAGTTGGTAAACTTCGTTCCCACGGCTGAGACGATAGCAGCCTTGCCGTTGGTATCAGTCTCATTGTATCTTTTAGATATATCTGAAAGATACTTGATGAGTTCTTTCTTGGCAGTAGAGAGGACAGTGAAAGCGGAAGTGAGGTCAGTGAGTTCCTTGGTACTCTTTAACACCTCTGCGTTCTCCACTTCATTGTACGACTTCTGTGCAGCCGCAAAATCATCCTCAAGTCGCTTAGAATCCTGCGCCATTGCTGCAATCTCGGAAGGCTCTAGGTAGCCATCGGTAACATAATTATCGAATTCCTTCTTATTATCAGTGACCGTATTTCCGAGGTTCTTAATGTCCGTCTGTGCGGTCTGTGCCGCCTTCTGAGCATCTTCTGCTGCCTTTTTGGCTGCGTTGGCAACGGTATCATCGGTGTATTTAGATGCTTTAATCCAATCACCGATGGCGAACTGAGAACCTGCCGCTTTGTTGGTCTGACAGCGCAATACCTCATTCTTGTAGGTACTGCCGTCAGAAGGATAAGTGGCATTAACCCATATATCGCCAACCTGATAAGGTGTCGTAGGCTGAACGCTGAACACCTTCATTTTCCCGTTTGCGGTCTCCTGTGCCATTCTTGCATCGGAAAGGGCTTTGGCGATGTCGGTATCTGTAATGATAGTCCACTTATAGGTGTTTCCATCCTTGGCAAAGCGGTATGCCTTGCCCGTCTTGTTGTCGTAGTAAAGGTCGCCAAGATGGATTTCTTTATCCTTATCGGTCTTCCAACTGATGGCTGGGGCATTCTCCAAGGTAGGCACACCATCATAGAACCACGTTTCGATAGCACCATCCACCTGATTCTGCAATTCGGCAATCTTATTGAAATACTGAGACAATTCCTTGCCATCCACAGTGGATTTAGCGGAAATCTTAGCCTTAACAGACATTTGCTTAGTGCTGCTATCATATCTGATATAAGAGCTGCCCTCATAGCCATTCTCCTTTGTAGGTCTATCACCTACATACATATCACCATAGACGTTGAAGAATGCCTTGTTATTCTGCTTATTCACACCATATTCCACGTACTCCCTATTGGCAAAGGAATAGCTGTTGATGCCGTGATAGAGGCTAATGGATGGCGAATAGGTATCTACCGCCGAGAAGATAAGGCAGTTCTGACGTTCTACATCGGTTCTATTACCGCACTGGTTGAGCACATCACCTTTAGCAGGTACGTCGCTTGCCGTAGCGCAATCGGTATCAGAAAGGTCGATATAATGATATTTCTTTCCTTCCAGCTCTACAGGGTCTTCATCACAACCGATTACCAATCGCCAATAGAAGTGATTGCCAGCCTTGTGATAAGTGCCCTTGCGAACATTGAATGATTCCGAGCGCACTTGGTCGCCAACAGCGAAATCATTATCCACGGCATCGCCTTCCTGCTCTGCTAAGAAATAGCAACGATAAGCCTTCTGTGACACATTATTATATGTCACAGTAACCTCTTCTACCTTATGAGCCACCACGCCACCAGCAGGAGAGATTATCTCCTTACCACCGATGGTGGATGTTTTATTGATAACCAGCTCCTCGAAGATAGCCTTCATTCTTACCTCCAAGTAATCTGTGATGAGGTGCGAACGACCTTCTTCATCTGGAGTCCACGAGCCTCCGTTCTCATTGTTGGAGTTACCGATAAGCAATCCACTTAAAAGCTTCTGCACCTTTTCCCAAGTGATCGTGCCGTTGGCTATGTCATCGTTTATCTTTGAGATGAAGTGCTTACTTCCCTCTGTTGCAATCTGGCCCTTGACTTGTGTAGTTGTCAATCCTGCACCTGTTCCGCCATTTCCACTTTGGAGCGACGATATCTGTTGCTGAATTTTCTGGATAGTTCCAACCTCCTTATCCTCGCGAAGAGTTATATCGTAGGTAGGAATCTTACCATCTTCCTTGATTGTGAGCTGATCTATGGATATTACACCGCCAATTCTGAGGTCAGTATCCTCAAACTCCATCAAGTCTCCGGCTTTGAGCGTATCATGAAGACTCTTGATAACTCCTGTAGTATCCTTTTCAGCAAGATCATGCTGTCTTGCCATGAAAATCTCATCAACCTTAGGCTGATAGACGTACCTTGTGTAGTCGTTCTTGTCAATGAATGCTATGGCGTATTTAAGGAGCTTCAGAGACGCAGCATTGACATACGAATCAGGAAGTGTGATGCCGGTAAGAACGAAATGGTCGCCATTCTTGATAGGGTAGTCCTTGTATGGGAACCACAGCTCAAGAGCGTCGTCCTTTACTCTTTCAATAGTAAGCCTCCATCTTCCATCAATCTTGGCTGATGAAGCTACCTTGAATGTTCGTCCGCCACACATACCATCCTTCATCGAGATGGAGAAGTCGTCATCCTTTAAGTCGTTGATATCAAAGTCGATAGCCTTTTTAAGATAGATATCAACATTCTTTACGGTTTCATTATCGCCAAATCTTCCGTCATCATCAGGAGCCACACCCTCATCAATCTCATCAACACGTACGCCACCGATTTCCATCTCCTCGATAGTAGGGTAGATTTCAATAACTCCATTTGTCTTATCATCTGTTTCAAAGAACTGCGATGCAGAACGAAGGCCAATCTGCTCGATGTTGATAGAATCGATGTATGGCCTGTGCGGATCTGTGGAGAATTTATGCTGTCTCCCGGTAGGATTCACGTACTTCTTCTCTTCATTCGTGAGTGAGTTATAGAAATCGCTCAGCGATACATGAGGGAATCCAGGCAACATAAGTCTGTTGATGGACATGTTGTTCGGAAGATTCTTTGCATACTCCTTCATAGATGAAGGAACAGCCTTCTTGTTGAGACCGGACGTGATATACATCTTTGTATTTCCGGCCTTGGCCTGCGCAATAAACGCATCAAGCTTCTCCTTTGATTCCTCATCTCCGGTGTCAGTCTGTGTTCCCTTCAGCTCAGAATAGAATCTACATTTTTTAGAGTCGTATGTCTGTGTTACATAACCGGTAATCTCAGTCTTGAAATCAAATGTAACCTTAAGTACCCAACCGAAAGACTGTTCGCCAGTTTCTCCAGAAACAATATACTTTCTCGGATTCTTGAAATATGTCTCTATATAATCGAGGTCCAGTTCAAGTGTAACATTCGTGCTGGCCCCGACGACTTTCGTGATGTTCGCCACGTACTTGACACCTAGGTCCGCATAGTAGTGAGAAGGAAGATTCTTCTCGGAGCCATAAGCTCTCAATCTCGTAACGACACTCTGGTCGGAATCAGCGTTCTGAACAATCTCATAGAGTCCATTACCGAGGCCATACTTGAAGATATGGTTTGCCTGTATTCCGGTAGTACCGACATATATGTTTCTTCCTCTGACGATGAAGTTTATGTCCCACTTCTCGTTCACAAGCGCAAGGGCCTGCCAACAGGTCTGCGAATCCACTGTAATGGACATCGATTCGATGACGTTATCGTCGGTTTTCTCACCATAAACCGACAACCACTCACTTTCAAGGGCTCCACGCTGCACGGAACGGTCCTTGTTTCTGGAGTAAATCTTCCAAAGACCTGCACCAATCTGCTCGTTTAAGCATGCCTGGATTCTGTCTAGCAAATCATCCAAAGTCTGTACATAGAATGGGAATTTCGGCAGGGAAGTGTAGTGAAGCTCGTTATCGTTCAATACCACATCGAGGAACTCTGCCCTGGCAAGCTCATCCTGCAATGCGTTGAACTTTACGCTGTCATACACGAAGCCCTCACCGTAGGTGTCAGGTCTTGCCTGCTTATCCTTGCCCGGCTCGTAGTTGAGCTCAAACCGCTCGCCACGATAGACAATATAGTCGCCTATCTGAAAGTTGATAGGCACTTCATGCTTGAAATTGATAGTCACGAAGCACTCACCCATCCAAGAATCGGAGTATTCCAATCCATGAACGGTTATCTGCTCTCCGTTAACGTCTGTCAGCTTCGAGCCATCCTTATGATAAATATTCCAAGTACTCATGTGTCTTTATCCTAAATTTGAAATACTGCCCTGTGCGTCCATGATTGGCTTTATGTCAGTAACAGGGTCGTTAATCTTGAAAGTAATAGAGAGGACCAGTAAGTCCTCGCTGCCCGGATATCTGTATAGGTCCGGATCAATGCTCTTCAGTCTCACATGCTGCCTTCCAATCTTGTTGAAGTCGCAGTACATTTTCATCATGCCAGACTTACGGAGATAGTCAATAAAAGCCTTACACTTCTCGTTTGCGCCGAAGGCATCACCCTTGAACAGGAACTTGACCTTGTTCTCGTATGCCGCCATATAGAGACCATCCTTACCAATGTACTCGTCGTCACCATGCTCGTCGTGCCATTCCCTCTTTATGGGTTCCTTGACGGCATCGCAAGGCTTGAACGGACTCTCGCTGACGTACATACCGAAGTCGGCGATGGAGTCCTTCACCTCGTTCCCATCGCCTTCCTTCTGCATGTATATCCTGAAATAATCTTTCATACCTAAATCAACTATTTATAAATGCAAATATACAAAATAATGCATGAATATGCAAGTGATATTCAATTAAAAATGTATAAATATACAAAAGATGGCGCAGATCTATGTCTGCGCCCCCGATTGTTACTTCATCTTCAATGATTTTGTTCCGTTAAGAACTCTGTTGAAGTTGTCGTTCAATTCAGAAACAGTAGCGTCAATCCTCTCGGCTGCATCAGCATTTCGTAACGTGTTACGAGCAATCGTATTAAGCTGCGACAACTGCGACTTCGCAATCTCGCTCATCTCCGGATAATACTTAGCTTGTTCTGCTCTCATGACAGAGCAATCGAGCCTAATTGCGTTTAGGTATGAGGCAATCAAGTCTCCTGTTTCCTCCGTAATACTCTTAATGGAATTTCTAGAAGAAGAACTGCTATTATCTGACCATCCGTAAGTTTTCTTAAGGTAATCTCTCGTTGCCTCGATTTGCTTTGAGAGTTCATCTGTGCTGTTCTTTACGTCGGCATACTCGGCTCCTGTGTATTCTGAAATAACATTTCCGTTGGAATCCTTAATCTTGTCATCATTCTCTGCGTACCCCTGAGTCTTCTTCAGAAGGGCCTTGATTTTGTCTCCATATGTATTCTCAATCATGGAGTTCAAGATGGCGTCCTTTAATTTTCCTTCAAAGCCATCCACCAAGTCTTCATACCCATTGGCCATAGTTGACATTGCGTCGCCCCAGGAAGACACCAAGTCAGAGAACTTGTTACCGGTCAGTTTCTCTGTAAGAGCCTCAATTATGTCATCGGCCTTCTCGCCATACTGAATGAGCTTTTCCAGGTAATCTCTGAAATCTGAGTCCATGTTAGCCCAAAGACCAGTGTAATCCTTCTTAATCTTCGACAATGTATCAGCGTTCATGTTGAGCATGTCTTCCATTCCGTTGAACTGAACTCCGTACTTCGAAGAGATTTCTCCGGCAACATCACGCCAGTTCTGACCATTGTACTTATATGAACCCTTCCACATTCTATATTTGATAGAGTGGGAGCCAACTGACGCACCGGCATTGAGCCTCTTCTGCGCGATAACCTTAGTCTGCTCAATCTCCGCCTTAAGCATTTCCTGGGCTTCCTTGGATGCCTCTGTAGCCTCTGTACCCCAATGGATGTTCATGTACTCAGTCTTCTTGGAGATGAGAGAATCCCAAATTGAGGTCAGGTTGTCGTACTCAGCCTTTGCCTTGTTGTAGCTGCTGTAGTCTGCACCGAACGCCTTGATGAGCGAGCCGCCAATGCTCAACGCTGCGGAAGCGGCTGCTGCGTATGGACCAGCACCTTTGAGGAACCCGAGACCCTTCATCTTACTAAGGGTGTCAAATGCACCAGCCGTACTTGCTGCTGAAGAGAATGCGCTTGAAGCACCACCTGTAATCTGGCCGAGAATGGAATCTTCTTCACCCATAGCCTTAAACAGGTTTATTACCGGGTCAAGAACCGTATTGAGTGCCTGCATCTTCGTCGCAAGTTCAGAGATTGCTTTAGACGAGTCGGCGTACGCTGACTGCTGATCATTCTTCAGACTCGCCTTTGTTCTTACGCCGCCTGCGATACCAAGTCTCGAAGCCTCCTCCTTACTAACGAATATCTTCGCAGTATCGTCCATACCGCCAAGACGCTCATTTATGAACTTCCCGATAGCCTTACCGCGATTAACTCCTCCGAAGATGAAGCCGAACGGATTCCTGCTAATCTGCTCATTTCTGAGCTTATCCAAGGCATCCCTCAACTGCTTGATTGATTCTACAGACAGGCCGGTAGTCATGGAGAACTGGTCAATCTTCTCAATCATTGAGTCGATTGTAGCGGAAGAAACCCTATCGAGGTCATCAAAGATAGCAACCCAATCAGATTCCTGCTTGAACTGCTCGAACTGAAGCTTTGCCACATTCTCGTTGTGAGTCTTTGTGGCTCCGGCCTTGGCTCTGTCTCTCATCTGTGGGTCTTCGATGCCCTTGATGAGCTCAAGCTGTCTCTCGTATTTGCGGTTTTCATCCTCAATCTGCTGGGCGATGGTTGCATTCTTTTCAATCAGACTAGCCATCAGGTCGATGGTCTCCTTCTTGATTTTATTGTTCTCATCTTCCAGCTTCTTGCGTATGTCGTAAACACGAGTCTCCTCGCCGTACTTATCCTTGACATTTTCAAGACTCATTCCCTTAACCTCATCCGTAGTCAAGTTGAGCCCGGACTGAACATTGTCGTGCTTTACCGCAATGTCAAGTTGTTTCTCCAGGAACCTCTTGTATGTATCAAACTGGACAGTTCCGCCGAAAGCTATGTTTTCTGAACCCTTCTTGTTTCCTGTCAGCTCATATATCTTCTTGTATGTCTCATACTGCTCAGATATAGTATCAAGTTGCTTATTGAGTACATTCAGTTCCTCTCTGCGCTGGTCTTCGAGAAGCTTTCGGTTTTCAGTTTGAATGCCAGCCTTCTCGTTTGCAGCATAGTCCAATCTCTCCCTTGTTGAGGCCGGAAGAGTCTTCAAGAGTTCTTTAATAGAGGTCTCATAATTGGTGTAGTCGGATATAGGGAACCTCTTTTTATCATTGAATATAGCCTCAAACTCTCCGTCATTAGCAAGCTGACCAAGAGCACCTTCTCCATAAAGCTCCTTAAACTTCTTGATTTCAGCATACATCTTCTTGTATAAGTCGATGCGCTTCCTCAAATCTTCAAGAGCCTTATCTGTCTGCGCGCCTGTTGACCTACGGCCACCGGTTTTCTTGTTTTTCTTCTTGTCGTCACCAGTAAACCATTCGCCCCAGTTATCATGATAAGCCTGCATCTTAAGTTCGTACTCCTTCTGCTTCTGTGTAAACTCATCGAGAGAAAGATTGCCCAGCGCAAGCATCTTCTTTCTGGTGTTGAGTTCCTTTTTGGCAGAAGTAATGTCCGACTCTGCGTTGCTCTTTGCTTTATCGTAGTCGTCTCCGGCATCCTTTCCCCAACTCTTGACGTACTTGTTCTTCTCATGGTAGTCGTAACCTCTACCCTTGAGATTCTTTTCGAGCTGCTGAGTGAGATCCGAGTCATCGTTCCTGAATACGAGATGAATGACAGCCTCGAATCTATCAGCCGCAAGCATTCGCTTCAATGCGTCTGATGCAAAAGGATAGTCTTTCTGAACCTGAGCCGCAGCATCTTTCATCATGTTTGAAACCTGGACCTTCTCTGCATCTGTCAATTCCTGGTTGTTGCGAATCTTGTCACCAATCCAAGGAAACGAAGTGTTTACTGCGTTATCGAGAGCATCCTTGAATTTATTCTCGTAGAAGCCAGTTTCAACACCCATCGCATTAAGAACGTCAGCACGGAACTGATCAGAAACATCCTGGTTCCATCCCTGCTTTGCAAAGAATGACGAAAGAATCTGGTTAGCCTTACCCTGCAACTTCGGGCTGTTGCTAATATCTCCAAGCTCATCAATGAGATAATCGCGCATGGCTTTCACCTCATCCTTATACTTTTCCTCCCAGGAGTTGAAGCTAGCGAAGTCGGATTGGGTGGCATTAATCATATTCGCCTTTGCGGATGCCGAAGAGAACGCTTCTGCTATCTCCTTTGCAGAAGACAGCTTCTCGTCGAATCCCTTATAGGTATCCTCGTTAGAAAGAGATTTCTGAGTGCTCTCCTCAACCTGTTTGAGAAGGATGAGCTGTTCTTTGAGGTACTTAAGTCTATCCTCATTCGATTTCTTTTCGAGAAGGCTCATTGTGAAAGCATTTTCCTTTTCAGGAGCAATCTCCTTCAGCTTTTCCTTATATGCGTCAATAAGGTTTTCTATCTCTTTCTCATCACCGTCCTTAATGGCTTTATCCGCATCGTTATCGCGAAGAAACTCGCTAATCTTAGTGTATCTGTCTTTCAGTTCGTCAGCAGTAGTCTCCATGTCTTGCTTCAGCTGCTGATGCTTCTGCCAGTAGTATGCAAAGATTGCAGATCCGGCAGATATAGCTATTCCTGGAAGCCCACCAAGAAAACCGATGATAGAACTGAATCCGGATTTCAATCCTCCGAGAAGCAGACCTCCTGCGGCTCCCCATTTACTAGGGCTAGCCAATCCCTTCAGCACTCCACCAAGGGAGATTCTGTTCACCTGACCTTCCTGCTTGGTGAGAGCCATACCTTGCTTATACATCTCCTTGGTTATCTGGCCGGTAACATACAAGCGCCTGAGCTCGGCTTTTGTTATCGCATTCGCCTTCGCGAGTGCCTGAATATCCTGAATCCGAATCTGATTTTTGTACTGAAGAATCTGTTTCTCTACAGGAGTTATTTTCTCGCCACGCAAAAGCTTAAGTTCTGCTTCTTTCGCAATATTTCCCTTAGAGTTCAGTATCCTCTTTCCTATGCCGCCTTCCAGGGTCTTAACTCCACGCATAAGGGCCGGACCTGCGAATGCCGCAACCATAGCAGGACCCAAGACGTGAATTTGCTGCACGAGATTGGTGACAACATCAAGAATACCCTTGAAAGTTCCACCTATAATATTCTTGCCGTTAGCAAAGTCGGCAAGCATGATTTCCCAGGCATCTTTCAGCTTGTTATATCGTCCGAGCAGAGTCTCACTCAGAACCTGCTGCATATTATAGAACTGACCACCTGCATCAGTCATCTGCCAGAAGATAGACTTTACGTCATCAAAGCTAACATCTCGGCTTGAAATTCTGGTCTTAATCTCTGATGTTGAGACATTTCGACCCTCTTGCTTAGAGTAGAACTCTGATAACTTTTCAAGCAGAGGAATACCAGCATAGGCAATCTGACGAAGCTCCTTGCCATCGAGCCAACCACGAGCCTGAACCTGACCGAACGCCAACGCAATACGATCGAAACTGACACCAAGACCGGAAGACATATCAGCAAGCCTTTTTGTTGTATCGTAAAGCTGGTCGTATTCTACTCCATACGCAGCCAACTGCTTAACGTCTCGGTTCAACTCAGAGAACGTAAATGGCGAATTAAGAGCAAGTTCCTTAATCTGATTGAACATTGTATTCGCATTCTGCATATCGCCAAGGATTGACTGGAGAGCAATATGCTGCTTCTCCATCTCACCACCAGTAGTGATGATGCTCATAGCGAACTGCTGTGCGCCGAACACAAGACCTCCCTGCAAGAAAAGTGACTTCAAATCCTGCACGGTTGAATTCAGTTTTCCTGCATGACTATTAGCCTTCTCGAATCCGCGAACTAAGTCGGATTGTATCCTTGCGCCTGTTTGCGCTATTTCCTGCTGGTGTTTCCTCTCTAGATCTACAGCCTTTTGTTTTTGGCTAATAGCTGATTCCATACTTCTAATAAGAGGGGAATAGTCGCTTGTTCCTCGTCCCATTGAGAATAAATCTCTTATAGAATATCCGCTAAGATTAGCCATAGCTCCTCGAAGAGTATTAAGCTCGCTTGTTATTTGCGAAAAAGCAGCCCTTATACGAGCCAAATCTTCTGTAGATAATGTATTCTTTCCTCTACCAAACAACCCTTGCAGTTGCATTCTTTGTGCTTCAAGTTCCTTAACTCTATCACGAACGAGGGATTCTGCTTGTTTTCGAGATACTGAAATTGCTTCTCTTCTAGCCTGGTTAGTTCGCTCAGTCGCTTCTCTTAACCTATTTTCGGCAGCGATCATTTCCTCATTACGGCGTACGATAGCATTTCGCAAGTCAGAGAGCTCTCTTTCCCTGGCAGCTAGCTCTTGTGCAGCCTGTGCTTCATTTTTCATTGCGACAAAGTTACCGTGCTCGGTTGACTGTCTGTCTCGTTCCAAAATTGCGGATTTCAGTTGCTGCATTTCCCTGTAACGCTCATTAAGCTCCTGCGCCTGTTTTGATTCGTTAACAAGCGTCACGAAAGCCCCTTGAGCCTCCATTTCCTTGTCGCGTCTTAAGATGTCTTCTTTTAACTTGGCAAGTTCATTGTATCTATTTGTTAAATCAAGTGCAGCCTGTGCTTCATTTTTCATTGCGACAAAGTTACCGTGCTCGGATTGTTCCTTGTCTCTACGAAGAATGTCTGCTTTTAGTTCCGATAACTCCTTCAGCCTTTTGCTGAGATTTGCAGTTTCCTGAGCCTGAATGCCCATTTGGGCCGCTATATTTTTAAAATCCTCAGCGATTTCTTTGCTATTCTCTCTGTTAAAGTTCTTAAATAACTTCTCAGCAGACTTTCTTCCGGACTCAGTTTTTAGATCCAACTCCGAAAGTGCTTCTGAAATTTCTTTCAGTTTTGACCTAACATTGCTGTCTTTAATGTTTAAGTCAAACCACAAGTCACCTAAATTTCCACCTGCCATATCCTGAATATTTTAAAATTAGAGTTTATTGTTTAAGTAATCTGGAAGACTTATCTTCTTGCCAACAAGACTTCCTTCTTTCTTCTTTTTCTCCATCCACCTGTCGTATAGGTCATCCATCTCCTTCTTGGTGTGATTCTTTGGACCACCTTCCTTCTTGGTCTTTGGATAGACGACAAGAGGCTGGTCTGCAACCATGAGGTCAATCTGCGCCGATGAATAGCCCCACCAGTAGTCGTAGGCCGCGATGAAGTACTTACGCTGAAAGAGGAAGCCGAACTTCTCCGCTAGTGAGAAGGCTGCTCCCCAGCTTGTTCTGCTTGGATAGCTTTTACTTCGCTCCTCGTCATCGTCATCATCACGTCCGTCATCCCGGTCGCTAATATGGTAGCCAGTGAGAATGCGTTCGATGGAATTTTTTTTTTAGAAACATCGAGGACTCTCAGCACCTCTGCCACGTCCACATCATTGATGTAGTAGAGCCAACGCCAGTAGATCCAATACAGAAATCGAATCTTCCAGATGTTGTTGAGGAGAATGCAGACACAAATCTTGACGTTGCGCTTCCATTCGTTCTTCTCCTTTGCCCTAATATGAGAACACTTGCTCATTGTTCCCTTGCGAAGCCAACCGAGCTTGTGCTTCTTGCCACGGAACACGAACTCGGTAGGCTCGTCGTGCAGCACGCTGTCAAGCAACTCCTGCAAGTCCACTGAAGGCTGCTCTATTTTCTTTTCTTCTGCCATGATTGTATGCTATTAAATGAAGAAGGGCGGCACGGCTGTTGGTTAGCCTGCCGCCCAACGGTTTGTTATCCTGAATCTAATTACCTAAAGAAGCCTTTACTTGATTAACCGCCAATGCCTGGTCCAGCAGCAGCTGGAGCCTTAGTAAGCCAAGCGATGCTACGCTTACCTGCACCCTCGATAGAGCCGGAGAATTTAAACGCAACAGGCTCAGTACCAGAGTTATCCCACTGCAAGGTAGCGTAGAGAGCGATGTTGGTAATAACCATGAGGTTCTCCTTCTCGTCGTCAACGATAACGATAGTGCCCTTGATCTTGAACTTCTTAGGCTCAACAGCGATACCTGTAAAGCCGGTAGTAGCGTCGAGGGTAGCGTCACCTGTACCCTTCAGAGTAACTTTGGTCAGCTCAGTGATAGCATCCTCGCCGAACATAATTGTCAGCAAGTCCTTTGCCTTTGAAGGAACAACGAACTCTACGTTGAAGTCGCCGAGCTCTGCGGTAGTTGCCCAGTCGCCTGCAAGACCGATAACCTTGTAGTGGTTGATGGTTGGGTCATCCATAGTCGCCTTCAGCGAGTCAACGGTAACCGGAAGCTCAACCTCTGGGGTGATGTCAACTGTAGCCTTGCTCAAATCGGTAATAGCCTTTGAGTAGAGCAGAGTTTTAGGACCATTGAAAATGTCCTTCATCTTGTCAATAGTTGTCATAGCCATAATCTAAAATATTTTAAATTGTTATACCTGAATACTTATTTCGTACGTAACCTTCCCTGTATGATCGTCACGGAAAAACCTGCGCCGTCGTCTGTCTGTAGCGTTATACGAGGATTTGAAACAATGAGATTTTTTGTGGAGATTGGAAATCTGTCCATAATCTCCTGGACTTTCTCGTCAACGCTAGATACATCAAGTGTGTGCGGGTTGCTTGCCGAATTCTTATCGCGCACATACAATTCGATTTGAGTTATAGTGGTGAAATCATTGTAAACTCCACTTGAGTTCATCTCGTTATTGTAGATACTAGATGGAAAGTATACCACGATGTAGCTGTTGATTTTCGTATCAACTGCTTTTGGTCGGCTACGGGAGTAGAGCTTGTCGCAAATCCCCTTCATTGCATTACCGACATCGAAATATAGAGTCTTAATACTAACCATATCTTACATCGATCTAAAGTATCTAACCAAATATTCTCTAAGAGAGGTAATCACGTCGTGACCTCTCTTTACCTCGACAAACTTAGCGTAATCTACGCCGGCAACAAGGAGCATCTGCCATGTGGAATCGTACTTTCCTTTGTTGTGCTCCCTGGAAACAAGTTCATCCCACGCCGCGTTTGGACCATATTCACCACCTTCTCCGTATTCACCCTTGTAAGGTCTCCTTCCGCTGTCTTTGAAGGAGAATGAACTGCGATAATACTTATCGAGGTTGTATCTCTCTCCAGCAGCAAGGGTTACTCGGGTTGGCTCTGGGCCAGGAGCATAATGAATCGACTGCAATGAGCCGTTGTAATATGTACCGATGGCTGTTGACTTGTACAAGTTACCGGTTACGTCATCATAGTTTCGAGACTTGTCAGCAGCTTTCATTGTCATTTCAGCCGCATGATCCATCTTCTGCTGCATCTTTGCTACAGCCATCTGACGGATTTTCTTCTCGACCTGTAAAAACTGACCTGATAAACTTGTCATAATCTAAACCCTTGTCAAATTCCAATACACAACAGTCCTGTTATTATCCGGTTCACAGTCCTTAACCATACCTACCTCGGTGTTGTTGCCGACAGTGGAGTAGATGGTGTCGCCGTCAAGAGGACATCTGTCAGCATCCCATTCGTCATATCTGACAGGAATCGATGCCTTCCTCTTGTTCTGGTCGACGTTCTTGTCTCCCTCTGTAGTGGTATCGGTGTAGCTGCGGCCTTCGCCATAATAGAGAATAATTTCCTTGTCCTCACCAACTGGAGCATCATCATCGGCAAATGGGTCATCAGGGTCGGCTTTTCCGACGACCTTCCTCACGATCTTGATGATGTGAGGATATCTTGGGTTTCTGATGTTTTCCTTTTCCATACGCCTTATTTGATGATGTGAGGGAGAGGTTCTCCCCAAGGAGAATAATTCGCCCTCTTTACTCCGTGGGAGGTCACCCGGAAGGTGGACTTCTTCTTGAGCATCGAATCAGGCTCTAGCTCCGCATATATAGCGTTAGCCTCTGCCTTCATCTCGCTCCTGTCGTTGTCCGACATGTCATAGCCACCTCCCGAATGAGTCCATCCGTTATCGGAATCGGAGGTGTTATTCACCTTGCTCGGACCAAGAACAAACCATTTCAGCATGTCGGCATAGGCAAGTCTTACCTTGTCCTTGTCGCAGGCTTCGAGGTCGATGCCATTTTCAAGCTCCCTGTCGTGCATGATGCCTAACAGAGCCTTTATCGGCATCTCGAACTTCACCTTATTAATAAGGTAGTCGTTCACAGTGTAAATGTTCATCTCCGAATCCATAGTCATACAATCTAGTTACGTTAAAGAATTAACCCTTCTGAGTGATGTCGATAATCCAACGGTAAGGAGAATCGAGCAAAGCTGGAACAGAAGCGAGGAACAAGTCTGTCTTGAACTCCTGGTACATACCGTTCGCAGTAACCATGTTACGCAGCAAGCCAAGCTTGTTGTTGGTCTGCGCCCAAGCCACATCAATGAGCTTGTTGCCAAGGGCGTCAAAGATACGCTTGTCAAGGATCTCCTTACGCATGAAACGCAAAGGCTTGCCAGCAGGACGAAGAACAACTGTTCCGTCTGCCCAACCACGAATCTCTGTAACTGTACCGTCGAAGCGCTTGTTGTGCTCAACCTCATCAACAATCTCAATAGGAGAAAGACCATTGAGGTCAACAACAGACTTCAAGAACATTGCGTTGTTTGGACCGTAGTTCTGCAAAACTGCCACAAAGTTAGCGTTCGCCCAGCTCTTGTACAACTCAGCAATCTGCTTGTTCTTCAAGAATACGTTATTGTAGTCGTTCTTGGTCATCTGCCATACGAGAGGTACACTGCGGTACTCGATGTTCTCCTTGCGCCAATCCTCCTCAAACTTACGCATCTGTTCGAGCAAGTCGCAGTTTTCGTCGTTCCAAGCAAGCTTGCCTGCCTTTTTGAAGTTCTCCTTTGGAACCTTTGCGTCATACAGAGGCTCCTGGATACCACGACCAATCTTGTCGTAGTCGATGAAACCGGTCGAACTCAACTGAGCTGACATATAGGTCATAGTCATATCAAGTGAGTTATACAACACCTGTACTTTGTCGAGGTAAGCGTCAACCAAGTCTGCATCGTTACCGAACTCATCCTGGAGAATCGTCATCTTGTGATAACGCTCTGTTGCAGTCTCACGGAAGCCATCAGCAGCGAAGTCTGGGATTGAAGCGGTGTACCACTCAATACCCTCATGGTCGTTCTGATAGCCCTCGCCGAGAGGAGCACGGAGGTTCATCAAGGTTGCAGGGTTCAATTTACGCAGACGAACCTTGAAGGTTGCGTCGCCATTATTAGATGTAGGGGTGAGATCTGGATCAATGTCACCCTGTGTCAGATACCAGCCGTAGTTACAGCGTAATACGCCGTCACGATTGATAAACTTCTGAAGGTAAGTGTTGTTACCCTTACCGGTGAAGAACTTCGCAAGATGCTCGACACCAATATCAATTTTTGCCATAATCCTGAATCAATCTTTTTACGTTAGACAATAGGTTAAATGTGCCAGAACTCTGGGTAGAGTGACTTGTTCATCGCCTTAACAGCAGGAGGAACAGGACCCATGCGGTCAAGCCACATAACGCAGTCTGGATTCAACATACAGAAGTTGACGTTTGTACGAGGCTTGTGATACTTGTCTCCGCCGGCATCGAAATAAGGGAAATCGTTGTCGCTCGGAGCAAAGCAGTTAGGGTTGGTTACCATTGGCAGCACGCTCGCGCCTGCCTTCTCTGCCTCCACCAGCACGTCGCCAGCGCTCAATGCGCCAAGCGCCTCCGAGAGGGTCAGCTTCCATACGTCGCCTACCGATGTGTCGGTGGTTGCCTCCACGGCGGTCACAGTCACGCCCTTTGCCTTGGTCTTGAAGTCCTTCTGGCCGATCATGATGGTATCGCCAGGGAACGGGATGTGAACGAATCCGTTACGAACGATGTAGATGTCTGTGTCTGTAGCCGCAGTAGTGGCCTTTGCCACGCCGTAAGCTTTCAGAATCTTGATGGTAGCACCAGGACCCTCGTTGCCAGCTGTAAAGCCGAGGTCGTGCTCAATCAAGTCGCCGGCATAAATCTTAGCCGGGCCCTTGAATGGGTTGACAAGCTTACCACCAATAGGTGGGTGAACGAAGGCATTCTTGATAAGCGCCTCAAGACCGGCAAACACATATCGGGTTCCGCCGACCTTACCTTCTGTCTGAATGATGGTCGCACCGTGGTTCAGCATGCCACGAGTACCCATCTGTTCCATGTAGGAAATAGAAGTGTTGTCCATAATCTTTTTACCTTTTTAAAATTGTTATCCTGAAATTACTTCTTGTCTTCACCGCCGAATCTCTTCTTTCGACGCTCGGCCACTTCTTCCATAAACTTGTCATCATCTGTGGACGTGCCTCCGCTAGACGTGCGACTGCCTTTTGCAGGAATACCGTTTTCACCGGTAGCCTCCTTGTACTCTGCGGTGTAGATTTTCTCAGCCTTAGAAACCAGGTCGTCGATGTCGACATCTTCGTCCGGAATCTCCAGCTTTGCGATTGCAGCATTGAGGAAGTAGTTCTTCATTTCAAGGTTTGCCTTGTCGAACTTATCCTTCAAACCTGCCTTTACAGACTCGATGGTTGCCTTCCTTGCAGCCTTCTTGTCTCTTTCTGCGTTAGCCTTTTCGAGAGCTTCAAGTTTCTCAAGCAGCTTGGAGTATTTGTCGTCAGGATCGTCACCCTTTTTAGCCTCCTTGCGCTTACGCTCCTCTTCCTCTTCCTTCTTCTTGCGTTCAGCTTCCTCCTTGCTCTTCTTTACCTCGTCAGAGATATTCTTGTGCAAGTTGCCGTTGATACGCTTCAGACGGTTTGCTAACTTGGTAACCAACTTGGAATTTGCTTCCTCGTCATCACCGAAATCTTCCAAAACATCATCAAGTTCCTCTTCGATGGTCTTTTGGCTAAGTTCTTTGAACTTGGTGGTATCAACCTCCTTGTTCACTAATGCTAAGAGTTCCTCTCTTGTCATGTTGTTTTTTGATTAAAAATGTTATCCCGAAAGTGGTCCCTCCACCTCGAAAACGTATAAATATACCTTTTATTTTGCAAATATATGAATAAATATGCAATTATCCAAGAAAAATTGTATATTTTTGCAGTATTAAATGTATATTTATGCAAAAGGAAGTATTTTCAGGATTAAAATTGGATAACGGAGAGCCTATTTATACTCAAGAGTATATCCAATCATTAAGAGACGCCGATAAGAAGCATCCCGACAAGCTGAAGATTATAGCTCAGCGTGGCGGTCAGGAGCGCATGCTGTCTATTGATGCAGATATTAAGATAGTTGGCGGCTCGCGAGGCGGCTCAAAATCGTTCTCTTCCCTAATGGAAGTTCTGAAGGATATTAAAAATCCAGATTTTCATGCAACAATTCTTCGTAACGAAAAAGACGACTTACAGTCCTTAGTGACAGACTCTTATAAATTGTTCTCCCAATTTGGAACTTACAATAAGTCACAGAACGATATGACCTGGAACTTCGACAACGGAGGATGGCTCAAATTCTCGTACTATGCCGGAGCGTATCAGGACTTCAAGACTCGATTCCAGGGACGACAGTATGCATACATCTGCATCGATGAGGGTACTCAGTGCCCATACAAGAAGTTCAAGTACCTCTTGACCAACAACCGAAATGCAGCGCATATCCGAAACCGCTTCTGGATTACCTGTAACCCGGACCCGGAATCTTGGGTGAGAAAGTTTATCGACTGGTGGGTTGACGAGAACGGCTACATCATACCGGAACGGGACGGAGTTATACGATACTGCTTCATGGACGGCGATACGCCTGACTCAATATACTGGGGTAACACGAGAGAAGAGGTGTACGAGCAGTGCAAGGGCATCATAGACAGCCTCTGGAAGGACAGCTACGAGGAACTTGGATACACAAAGCTCGAAATGTTCATCAAGTCTGCCACGTTCATACGTGCCGACCTCTCAGAGAATATCAAGCTTATGTCCACCGACGTGTCATATTTGGCAAACCTCGCCCAGCAGGATGAAGAACAGCGTATGCGAGACCTGGAAGCTAACTGGAACTGGAAAGCTGCCGGTGATGACATGATCAAGATGGAAGACCTTGATGAAATCTACGACAATGCAGAACAGATAGGAGATGGAAAACGCAGAGCTTCTGCCGATATCGCATTCACCGGCGGCGATAACTTCGTAATGTGGCTTTGGGAAGGATGGCACTGCAAAGAATTGGTTGTTCTGAGGCTGGACCCTAAGACGCTCGTTTCTGTAGTTGAGGCCAAGCTGAGAGAGTGGGGAGTTGAGGAATGTAACTTCACTTACGATATGCAGGGTATCGGTCAGTACTTTAAGGGATTCTTCAAGGATGCCGTCCCATTCAACAACCAGGCAGCACCTATCGCGAGGAATCATCAGGAAGAAGAAGGAATCAAATACCTATATAAGGATTTGAAGTCTCAGTGTGCGTGGTTATTCTATAAGATGATAAAGGAGAAGCAGATTTCCATTGACTCGGCCCTGCTTGAAAGAAAGTATTCAGGAAACGGATTTGACAAGGTTCCTCTCAGACAGATTCTTCAGAAGGAGCGTAAGATGCTCAGACGTGACGAGAATAGCGATGATAGGGGATTCAAGCTATTACCTAAGAAGATTGCCAAGAAATATGTCGGGCACTCGCCTGACTTCTTTGAATCTTGGTTCTATGTAATGATATTCAGTTTAACAAAAAAGAAAAATAAAAAGGTAAAAGGATTATGGATGCTATCAAGGTAACAAATTTCAGAAAGATTCTGGTAAAGAAGCCTTTCTTTGAACTCACGCCAAAGGGGTACATGACCCACGATGGCTATTGCAGGAACGAGGTGTCCGATAATGAAGACCCTCAGATGCCGCAAGATACATTATACAGAGTGGTTAAGACTCAGAAGGACTTCCTTCGTGAGTTCTATCCTACGTCACACAAAATCTTCGACAAGGATCTATACCCTGACATCTGGAGAAAGAACCCGGAAAACGGGAAATGGTATGTCCAGGAGATTCAAAGAACGGCATTTGCTTTCCAGCAAGTTATTCATACGAAGCACGTTCTCCATATGACAGGTAACGATATTCAGTTTGAGCTTGCCGGTGATCCTGAGATGAAGAAACAGGAAGAGTATATTAATCTCCTTGCCAAGTTCAAGAAGGGATGGTATATGCACGATATGGAGATTCGTCACTATGAGGCTGTAAGTTCGTACATGAAGGTTGCTGAGGCTGCTGTAGTCGGATTCTTCGATAAAAACAAAAAATTCGGTACTCGCACATTGGCTTTCGATAGAGGAGACACATTGTATCCTCAGTTCGACCCTCTTACTGGTGAACTCGTTGTGTTTGCTCGCAAGTATTACGACTTCGACGAGGAAGGCAATGAAAAGATAGAATGGGTAGAGGTGTGGGATGACAAGACATTCTACCGCTTCAAGAAGCAAGTTAACGAAGGCAAGGTTAAGGAGACTATCAAGAGAATTGCCAAGATATTCGGAATCGACGACTACACTTGCGTTGAAGAGAAAGCTCACGGCTTCCCATTTATCCCTGTTGCATACGTAAGAAACGATGACGGCCCATGCTGGTCTGTTGTACAGAAGAACATCGAGGACTACGAGGAAGCTTTCTCTTATCTCTGCGAGAACAACAAGGCTTACGCCTTCCCTATAATGAAGTTGAAGGGCGATGGTGACGACATTACCGTTGTTGGAGATACAGACGGATCGGCTAAGATGATTCAGATTACCGATACGAATGGTGATGCTGACTTCATTAACGGAACAGACGCTTCCGATGCATTTGCGACACAGCTCAACAAGTCGTATGACCTCATCTATGAGCTTTCGTTCACAGTAAAGCCACCGGAGCTGAAGTCGGGTGACCTTCCGGGCGTTGCTATCAAGCTGCTCTATTCTCCTGCCATCGAGGTTGCAGAGAACGATGCTAAGAAGATGCATCCGTTCCTGGATCAACTTGTTCGTATCTCAAAGTATGGTATCGGAGTTGAAGAAAACTGCATGGCCACTATGACCGGTCTTCCTATTCACGCTTGGGTGGAAATCTATGTGCATCAGAATAAATCTGAAATAATAACAAACTTAGCGACAGCTGTTCAGAACAACTTCCTCTCAAAGCAGACTGCATCTGAGCGTTGCCCAGACTTCCCAGTTAACGATGAATACGACCGCATTATGCGAGAGAAGAAGGAGGAAGACCAGCAGGACCTCCTCATGGATATTCAGCGTGCGGATAACGAAACTCAAAATGCAATCGAGGAGCAGAAAGCTACTGCGAATATTCAGAATGGAGGTAGTGGAAACGTACGTACTGGTCGTGGCGCTGGCAGGCCGAACAAAAGCGGGACAGACTGGGATGAGAACGGCAACTGGCCGGGCCGTAACAATTGGAAGACCGTAAAGAAGTAAGCTTATGGATGAGTTAAAACGTTCTGTCGATTACAGCAGGAAGCGCTTGCAGGCAATCCGAAACTGCGAGGATCATGTTGCTGATATCCTCTGGAAAACGACGCAGAAGGTAATTACCGCAAGTAAGCGATACAGAGGCGCGGGCAGGCTCACAAACGAGTCAGCCCTGCTATCTTACGCCAAGAACGTTACTGCTGATGCAGAGGAGAGTATCAACAGTTACATCTCTGCTTACTCCAAGGTTTCATGCAAGATTCTCGGGATTGACAACGAGAACATAGAATCATTTCTCGTCAGCGATATCTACGGAAAGACAACATCCGAAAGAAACGCAGTCTATCTCGGAAACTTTGCTGAAGATATTGTAAGGATGATCAAGGCAGGAACCTTGATGGGATATTCAGACCAGCAGCTCCTGTCTTCCATCCGCACAGGCTACAAGGACCCATATCACACATCAGTCATCACCAAAGCGAAGAGAAAGGATATCAACATCGATGTTCCTTCTTACGGAAAAGGATATTACAGAAATGCCTATCAGAATATCGTAAGAAACGCTTCTCAGGTGATTGCTTTGGCGTGGGGACAGGCAGAGCAGGAGTATGGACTGGAGAATAAGGCTATCGGATTCTATGTCAAGAGAGGAAGCAGTTATCCTTGTGATATCTGTCAAAGCGAAGCCGATGCCGGCATCCATTCTTTCAAAGACCCATATCCACCGTTCCACGTTTCATGTTGTTGTTACACTTTATTTGCGTTCAAGGATAATAAAAAGAAATAAGACTATGATTGAAGAAACAAAAGGATACACGTTATCCGTCGATACATACAAGAAGGCGAAGGCTCTCAAGATGAAAGACCCTCGCTATTACATCTACGCTAGCCTCCGTGGCTCAGGTATGCCAATGAGGGATTGTTGGGCCATTGCATTCCAGGGCGAGGGACTCAACTGGGAGAAATCCTTCCTCGAAAACGAGATGAACTTGCTTGAAGCCCAAGAGTCTGTCCAGAAGAGAATCGCTGAGGTACATGGCAAGAAGATTGAAAACGAGCATAGCGAAGATTTAACCCCGGAACAGCTCGCAAAGGCTACATCAAAGGAACAGATTCTCAAAGACCTCGTTATCGCCCGCTCAAAAATTAAGAATACATCTTCCAAAGAATGGGCTGACTACACAAAGATGATTGGAGACTTTGCCAAAATTAAGCAGGATGAGCTTCAGACGGAAGATACGACTTGCCATTTTTACCTCCCAATAAATTATCCAACCGGCAAGAATGACTGCTTGTTATTCAAAAATGGACTCTGTAAGGGTGGAAAATAGTTAAATTCGTGTTAAAGTAACTTTGTTTTACTAGAATTTCAGCAAAACCAAGTACCTTTGCAGGCAGATATACGTTCACAGATTCTTTCTGCTGTTCGTAATTCTAAAAATTGGTTAACAAAGGGCGGTGTCTTCACAGATGCCGCCCTTACTTTTTTATATATAATGAAGTAGAAGAAAACTTTGAAGTCAATTAAGGATACTTCTCTCCGGTAACCAACTCAAGTATACCCTTAAGCCTATCATTAAGAAGTTCGTCATTGAATACAGGAAGAATACCGTATGGAGGCAGTTTCTTCGTCTCTGCGGCCTCCAAAATGAACTGGAGTGCCTGTACTAGGGAAGTATGGTCTTGAACGACCTCAAGCAATTTATCGCTCATCCTTGCCTCCTTCCTTCTTAATCTGTTCTGCCATCTCAAGAAGAGTCTCGGCGTGCTTATCGCGGTCGATGACTTCCTGAACAGCCTCATCGCTCTCCTTGCGAAGCTGCTCTTCTGTCTTACCCTCATCGGCAGCTGCGTTCAACCTCGCAGCCTCACGAGCAAGGTACTCGTCACGGAGCTTCAACTTACCTGCCGTGTATTCTGCATCGCCAGGCAACGATGTATCAGCATACATAAGCTGGGCAAATGCCTCGATGATGTTTCCATTATCCTTGGAGAACTCATAATGGTCTCCTACAGCCATAGGAACACATTCATCGAGCGCAGCGTACATTGATGTACCGATAGAGTATTCAACACCCCATGTACCGGCAATGTCCGCAATCTTGATGAAAGGCAGAGAGCCTCTCTGTAAATGCTTCTTGATATCAGCAGGAATATCCTCTCTGAGTGAAGCAACTTCTTTCTTAGACAAGCTCTTGCTGAACTTCAGCACGGTGAAGTGTCTTGTCTTGATAGTCTTTCCAAATGGTAATGCCATGATAACAATATTTTAAAGTTCAACTTTTATTTCCTTATACTCGAAATCTGTGCAAGATGGATTCTCCTCAGAAGTAAACCTAATCTCATTAGGGTGGTTACAAGCTCCATTCTTGAAGAAGAAGCAATCCTTGCAAGTGTAATCAGTCTGTTCCATGTTCCTTACGTTTTTGATATTCCATCAATGTCAAGATACAATAGTTAGCGCAGTCAAGAAGAGCATCTTCCAATGGTTCATTAGCAACTTGCGCCTCATTGTCCTTCAGCGTCTTGATGCGATTTACCTTCTCTCGTATCTTTCCGTAGCCGTAGTTGATACCAAGCTCATCATACATTTCGGAAAAAGCATTCCCATAATCGTGATTCTTGCGCTTGTAGGTATCGCTCATCTTGTCGGTGATATCCTTGAAGCGGTCAGCATCGGTTCTTTCGTTTTGTTTCCCCTTAAGCGGCAACTTGCTCCAATCAAGATTATCGCCGATGATACAATCCTTCCATTCATCCATCAGCTTTTCTGCATATTCGGGATATAAACCATTCTTCTGCAAAATATCTAAATCTACGCGTACATTAGTAATGTCGCGAACGCCACAATAAACACAGTCATTTTTAACAGACTTTACACAAAAAACATCTGTAGGTTCAATCAGTGACATGCGGCATCCTTTCCTTGTATTGACATAATAGAAAAATCCTCCTCTGGTGCGTTCTATACTCTCGCACGGAAGTAAAAACTCCAACCCTACCTTAATATCTTCAATCTTAATCATAATCTTTATTTTTAATTATATCTATAATATCACGCTCTTTGAGACAGAGAAACTGATAGGAACTGAACCTCTTTCCACCTTTAACGACACAAAAGCTGCGCCAATTAGCTTTAAAGTCTATTGCTAGAGTTATTCCTGAATCAACGTAGTTGTTGTCTAGAACTTTGAACGTCACCCAAACATAACCGCGCTTAGAGTCGATTTTGTCGACAATTCCGCAAACCAGATTGTCATATTGAAAGACTCTGTTTTTGAAAATTTTCTTTTCTTGCTCTTCGAGTTCTTCGATAAAATATGACGCAGGTGCAATAAACACAGTTCCTATGTTAGTATCTTCATAATTCATAAGCTATTTATTTTTTGTTATTCATCATCATACGAAAAGCTCTGTCGTCCATAAGAACTTGTTGGTTATGAAAAAGGACAATACAGAAATTGCCATGTTCTTTTGTGTGAACCGTACGCAATCCACAATCCTTAATAAAACCATCCTCACCAATGCAAGAATCTAACAACTCGCGAATTGCGCTATTGTAGCTTGGTTGAACTATAATAACGCCACCCGTTTCTCGAAGTTCTTCAAGCTTCTTCCACTGAGCTTCGATATTTCCATCTCCGTAGAATAAATCATATCCATAAGGCTCTGTGATTTCTCTATCAATGCCCATTCCAAAAGGAATCTCAATTACTATAATCGGTTTCATAAGCTATTTCTCCTTATCTTTAATTTCAACAAAATCACCAATACCCAAACGAGCATTGTTGATGCAAGACGCAATCCAACCTATCAGATAGGCAGAAGGTTCGCCGCCGTGTTCCATACCAATATCATCCTCGATGTCATCGCAGGCATGAGAAGCTTCATGGCAACAAACCCCCATCTTCATAGAATCCTTGCTTGCAAAATTAATAAATGAACAAAGCCTCTTATTCTCCTTTTCTCTAACTATATCGTAGGTTATTGCGTCAGAATTAGAGAAATCAACTTTCAAAACCTCGCCATTTCTACCTTCAAAACACTTATTAGCGTCTTCTTGGCTCATGCCAATAGCGACACATAACAATCTCGGATAGATAACAGGGTCGTATTCGTAATATCCTTTCTTCTTCATATTCTCAACTATTTCTGTTTTGATACAATCTCGATAGCAGACAATAATGTCTTCTCGCTGATACCTTTTTCACTACCAACACCATCTTTCTCTATTCTTTCAAGAGATTTCTCAATAGAGCAAAAATCATCCTGAGAATTACTAATAAAGCCATCAAGTTCTTCACTTACACTACTGATACAATCGTTGGTTTTTTTAACAATAGCTTCAAGACGACCGAAACACTTGTCGATATAATCCTTCAACCTTTCTTCATGCTCTATGATAGTTGCAGAGTTTGAGATTTTCCCATGCACCCAGTAATTATCTACGCATGCGTAATAATCACCTTTTTCATCGCTGTGTTTTTTGCCAGATACGACTCTTAACTCAACGAAATTTTCTCCATCCATTACCGCATACACTCCTTCTCCAAATGGATATAGTTCGGCTTTTTCTGCATCCTCCCTACTTTCTCTTTCTTTGTATGCGACCTTTCCTAAAACGCTAACTCTAATTTCCATATCTCAACTATTTATTATGTAACCTACCAATATGCCACTTTGAGCAAACCTTGCATAAGTAAGGATGCCAACCAAGTGCCTTCAACCTCGGAATCTGATTCAGAAACTCCCAAGCGTCATCCTCAGTCTCATAAGCGACCTTCGCCTTCCATGAATGAACCTTCCTGGTCCAATGCTCAGGATCCGGCTTGAACGGCGGAACCTTGTTCGGATTGTGATGTCTTCTCATAGGCACTTGAATGAAACACTGTTCAACGTTCTGTTCACAGCAATCTCCCTCTCGTTACACATGGTCCTCATGCACTCCAGGGCATCATCGCGGACAGCAATCATAATCTCCTGCATCGAAGCGGTGGCCGGAACAATATTCCCATCAGCCTTCTTCTTCGTGATACGGGATATAATCTCCTTGATATATTCCTTGTCTATCATAGAAATCTGTTTTATAACCGTTAATCATCAGGCTGAATGAAGCTCTCCGGCTGCTTGACGTCCTCCTCACCACGCAATTTATTCTTCACGTCGTTGATGAGAAGCTCCTGCTTCAGGTCAATCATCTGCGCGCCGTAAACCTGATAGGTCATTCCGCCCTGTGACCTCTTCTTGAAGAAGCCGTACTTGTCGCTCATATCACGCCCGAACTTCTGAATCGTAGGGATATCCTTCTCCTCGACATCGTTGGCTTTGCAGAACTCGACGAACCTCTCGTACATCTCCTTGGCAAGCATGCATTCCGAAATCTCGCCCCTCGCCTCTTGGCTGCACCTCATATCATACGCCCTTATCCAGGCATAGATAGGATTGCTTCCGAGAAGGGAGATAAGCAGCTGTCTCCTGCTGCCCTCCGCTGCCGGGAACCTGTACTTCCTGCTCCTCAGCTCCATCGCGCCACGGAATATCCAGTTGAACACTCCGCTCAGCTCTTCACGGATGATCTTGCTCGCAAGCTCCGGGTCCTGCCTCTCCTTAGGAATGGTAACATCGAAGCTCACGTACTGCAAGCGTCTGATGAATCCGAGCGACGCATCATCAGGGAACGGAAGCTCATTGAGGTTGAAGATGAGATAGGGGATTGAGTTCCCCTCAAGGATATCCCTTCCAAGCTTCCTCATAGGGACGGGCTCACCGCTCACGAGTCTCTTAAACATACCGGTGTTCTTCCTTCCGAACTTCTTCGGGTCAGAATCGGAAGACCAGTTGAAGATGGCGTTCCTGATAGGATACCTTCCCCTCATTCCCTCGTCGCCGTCAGCAGTGAGGTCGGCGTAGTCCATCTTGCTTATCCTGTCCTTGCCGAATATGTTGCAGGCAACGTCGAAGATGACACTCTTTCCGTTGGCTCCCGTACCTATAAGGAGAAGACAGAGCTCAATCTTCGATGATTCCTTCCCCTCGTACGGATTGTATGCAGTACCTCTCTGTATGAGACCGAGACCGAGGAACATCTGGAGGATCATCCTCGACGTCCTGTCTGGGAGGACCTCCTTGATGAAGTTCATCCACCTGTCGCACTTCGCCTTCGGATTGTAGTCGTATGGGTGGTAGTATGTGACATGGTACTCGGGAGAGAACGGCATCACGTTCGGATACTTCAGACCGCTGCCGAAGTCAACAACTCCGTTTGCGAATGCAACGATGTCGAAGGTAGGTCTCAGTATGTTGTAGCACTCTATCACCTCCATGAATGACTTGTTCATCACCGTACTGATGCCGAGCATCGGAGCCATGGCCAGGTCGAGGAGCAGAAGCTGGTAAGCCTGTTCCAAAACTATCTTCGGAACAGCTTCGTATATCTTGCCGTTGAACATGTAGTAAGCACCGTTGTAGTACTTCACCGGAGCCTTCTTCGCCAGACGTCTCATTGACCTGATGAAAGTAGACTTCAGCTTGTTGTACTTATCAGAGTTTGCCTTACCCCAGTCCTGGCAACGGAGCGCTTCGAAGCCGTACTCGTCATGCCTCAAAAGGTCTAGCAACTGAGCGTGCAATGTGTCTATAGCAATACCATTTTCCATTTATGTACAATAATAATATTAATTTTCCGTTATTGTGTAGGATAAACCCCGATAAACAGGGGCTTTCTGAAGGATAACACGTGTCAGGTCGTCCTTACAACATGTCGTCTATAAAATATCGACAATACAAAGATACGGATAATATCCTGAATATCCAGTAAAACCCTAGTAAATAAAGGGTATAAATATACATTTTAGGTATACATTAAATGAAGGATAGGTATACATTTATGGTTTGGTCTGCAAAGTAAGAGTTTATGCTATCAAATGTTAATTAATAATGGATGAATGAATATGCATAATTATCCTTTATGACAGAAAGTAATTAAACTTTACAAAAAGGCTGAAAAATCGGAAGAAAAAATTTTTAAATGAGGTGACTACCGCGCTGATTTAGTGCTATTTAGGGGGTGTGGGGGTGTTTCTTCTGAAATTATTACACTTTGTGTCGGTTTATATAGTGTAAACCATCGTGAAACAATATTTTTGTAATTTTTTCAAATTGTCGGTTTATATTTATAAAAAACTTATGTAACCCCTTAATAATCAACACTTTATAATATTGTTTATATTCATTTTCTTGCATAATTATACATTATCAATAAAGCGTGAAACACAAAAACTTATTACAAATTACTTGAGTGAAAAAATGTTACATAATAACGTACTGGTTAAATGTTAAAAAATTAACATATGGTGTTTATATAGTTATATATATAGAAGTAAAACGTAATATATTGACACTTTGCCACAAAGTGTTAAAACTTATAACTATCTATGTATCAATATGTTATAACGTCTTTAAAGGTCGTTTTTTAACATAAAAAATTTGCTTTTATCAATAAATTTTCGTACCTTTGTAGTACAAAAAGAAAGAGATAGGACACTATCATCTTATAAGTAACATTTAAACAATTTAGGTATATGAAAGAATTATCTGAAAAAGGTGCTCTAGGTTATGAGCACGCAAGTACTAAGGTAGCTAGTTATGTAGCAGAGTGCAAAGGTAGTGCAGTTTTAGCACAAAGTTTAGAAGTACTTAATAGTTACCGCAAAAAGCTATTAAGCGAGTGCACCGATAAAGGGGTAATTGAGGCTAAAAAAGCCCTTGAAAGTGCACGTGCTAAGTACAACAAGTTAGCAACAAATTACGTGCTATCTGATGAAAGCTATTGCAATTTGCAGACTGAGTGCGTACGCTCTGCTGTTAGCGAGTTTTCCCGCAAACATAAACTACCTAATTTCTTTGCGTGGTTTGATAACAACAATAAGGACGTGCAAACGTCTATTATAGATAGCTTGCAAAGATTAGGTAGTAAGTTGTGCTCTTTGCACCAAGCATTTTCAAGTGGTGCAAAGGTAGCAAAGAAAAAGTCTGAGTCTATTACAGACTTACAGAAACAGATTGCAGAGTTGCAGGCTAAACTTGCAGCGGCGCAAAAGTAAGCAACGCAAAGAAGGTAGCTAGAGAAATCTAGCTATCTAGTTTTTCCTACTGGCTATTTGATAGGTAGCCAGTGGGAAATTTTACTCCAGGTTTTTCAACTTGGAGCGGGTCGCCGTGTCCTTATTTTTCCCACACAATTTGGTAAACCTTGTCGTGGTGTGTGGGCTTAACTCAGAGAGAGATTTTATTCTCCCTCAGGGGACTAATTGCCAAAATTCAAGAGAGCTATCTGGCAAACGAATCTGTAGTGATACAGAAAGGCGGGCGAGAAATCCCGTCGAGGGTAGCGAGAGAGCACAGAGCCGCCACGATACCGAATGAGATGAGGCACGTGTACAGGTAAGAAATCGTAGCTGTGCAGCGAGATAGGAATATTTCTTCTATCAGAGCGGACGATAGCTAGTGGAGAACACTAGTCACTGGGATAGGTCGTGTTACCTATAACGATGGAATAATATCCTTCGTCCCAGGGATAAAGAAATCATAATTCATATTCTATCGTGTGGCACACGTGGACGGGTTCCGAACGTGCCAGGCTTGTCAGTTGTGAGCCTTGTGGTTAAAATCACAATTCGTGTTGTAATGAGAGAATAACACACGTGAGGTATATCCGAAAGAGAAATCTCTCCCAGTGTGCGCCAGTACTCGTAGAAGCGCAACGCACCAAATTGGTGGTGCTCTGGAATCCATGAACGGGGACGGTAGCGAGGCAACGGAAATTAAAACGCTCGCAGCAGATTTTAATCAAGCGTGTGAACGTGTCGATTATTTGAAGCGAAGGTGTACGGAGTAAACATGAGAGAATGAAGACAATAAAAAAACGTGTCCGTACTTCCTATGGCTAAATCGGGGCGGGGAGAAATCTCTGCTCTACAATTACAAACCAACAAATTTAGAATTATGAGTACGATATCATTAGATTGCAGAGGAAAGAGAATGATGGAGCGGTATATTGCAGACTTACAGGCAATATACAGCCACGTAGAATTCATGAGCTACAACGGAAAACGACTTACCGTTGCAGTTCTAGCCTAAAAATCTGTAGCCAGTACGATAATTGTCGTGTGTGGCTACGGAACAATTACCAAAAAAATATAGATATGAAAGCAAGACAGATTATTTATTCAAGTACGATAACTGTGCTTGGATTTATTCAGGCATCGCCAATATTCATTTGCTTGGCAAGTACGATAATTCTCCTGAATGTGCTTGGAATTCTTTACGGAATTCTGCTTGTGTATATTTGGAGCAGTACGGAAAAGGGTAAGTGGTATTTCCGTGAGCTGTGGCGATCCACACTCCGCTTGGAGAATTTCATCCTTCCTGGAGTTTAAGAGATTTGGAAAGTACGATAATTGTGCTTGGAAACATTTAGCTAAATTCTGCTTGGTGAAATCCAGGCAGTACGATAATATAACCAATTAAGCAAAAGAATTATGGAAAAGAGAATCAGCAAGGGCGTGCTGTCAGCTGCGCTCATATTAGTTACAAGTTTCGTGTGTGGCATTATTGCTATCGCAGGATTTCTGCTTGGAGATTTTCAAGCCGTTTTATATTCTGCGGTTCTTGAAATGTGCGGTCTGTTTATAATTGCTATAATGATAGATGCCATCCAGCAGCAGATAGAGGATATCTGTGACTAGCCAAAACTACCGCTTGGAGATATTCGGGCGGTATCTAGTATTAACCAAATTATTAGAGAAATATGGATAGAATATTAAAGCAAGATTTGAGCAAGAATGAGGTTATAGACCTCTTGCGTGGAATGGACGCACAGGAAGTTGAGGGAAATTTCTCTGTACGTCGTGTCCTGATCAATACACAGGCGTGTGACGTATTCGGTGGAGAACCTGAGGACTCTTATCCTCTCATCCCCGGTACGTACATGGCATTGTATTACAAGAGTATTGCCGGAGACCCGTATCCGCTCTTTGAGAGAATATGTGAAAACATAATAAATGACGAGAACAAGAGCCAGACTCTCCTGAATGGCGATGGCATTATTCTGATTTTCCTGCTCAACAAGTACGAGTAGCCAAAAATGTGCTCAGGCATTTTCCTGGGCATACTATGTAGAACCCATTAAACAAATTGAATTATGTTAGACAGAAAATCACAGAAGAATTTTGAGCGTGCGCTTATGCATGAGATGGAGAAGATCAAGATAGCAGCGCGCCAGTGGCATAGCAACAATACTAAGGGCTACAGAGATTATCGTAGCAAGAAAACTATCTCCAAGAGCTTCTCTGAGATAGCGGTGCTGTGCATGAGCTGAAATGTGCGTGGCGGTTGTCACGCATACTATTCACCAATATTTTAGATTATGAAGAAATTAGAGAACCCTAAATTGGAAGAGAAGAGCAGAGAATATCTGCGCGACAAGATTCTGCCTAGATTGCAGGAGATTCAGCGCGACGTATTCGGCAAGAATAAGGTGGGTCTGGAGGTAGACGTAGATCCTGAGGGCAAATACATTGTCTGTCATGCCTACACCATCATGTATGGTAAGGTCAACAAATACCTTCACCTGCATCTCTCCTGCGTGCTTGACAGAGAAAAGCTGGAGTGTGAGTACAAGAGACTCACAGACTTCATCAAGGAGCATTCAGCCTAAAATGTGCGTGGCAACTGTCACGCATACAATTATTCACCAAAAATTATAGATTATGATAGATGAAGAATACAAGGAGAATGTAGAGTACATACGTTCTACCATCATGCCAAAATTGCAGAAAATTCAGAGAGATTTGGCAGAGAGTCTGCCAGGCGTGAGCCTTACTGTCAGATTAGACGGAGAAACCGGGTCTATGTCTGCTCATGCTGCTGTCTTTGATGATACGTGTAAAGTTACAGACAGCTGTACCGCAAATTTCTTTTATGTGGATAGCAAGGAAGAAATTGACGATGAATACAACAAGCTCGCAGAATTTCTCAAGAAGTACATAGCCTGAAAATTGAGGGAGTTTTATCTCCCTCTCCTACAAACCAAAAATGTAGAATTATGAGTAGATGGGTACAATTTTATCACAAAATCAATAAATTTGACCTTGTGAACATGAGATTTACCGATGAGGTGAGCGTTGTGGAAATGGTGGGCATGGATTCTATCATGCCTATTGACGGTAGACTTAATCTGTCATCCATACGTGCTGAGATACAGAAGAAAATCGAGAGCATGAAGAAAATCGAGAGTTTCGACCCTTGTGCGTTCTCCATCCTCACCGGTCCTACGATTCTGTGTGCTTCAGAAAGTCCGGTGTACAATCTCTAGCCAGAACTGGGCAGTACGATAATGTGCTGCCTGCTATTAACCAATAAAATTCAGAATTATGACAGACGGAGACAGAAAGTTCCTTGCCAGGCTCGTAGCGAGCCACAAGGCAGTTATCAGCGAGGAGTGCAGACGCAAGAACCTCGACAAGAGCGAGTATTTCAGACGCGTAGCACGTGCAGACAAAAAGGCTCAGGAGATTGAGCAATCGTGCATGCGCCCTCGCAAGTTCTAGCCAAACATTCTGTGCAGATAGACTGCACAGAAACCATGTTAAACCATCAAAATTAAAGAATTATGGAGAAAATGACACAGAAAGAGTTGAAGAGACTCGTTAGAGTAGGAGCTGCCAAGGATATAACACACAGTTCAAGCCGTGCAGCCATCCCGGAAGAATATAGTCAGGTAGGCTATTCTTCCGGTGTGTACGGATGCAACGGAATGCTGTTCCGTGGTCACAGCGGAAAGCTGTATGCTATTTGCGCAAGAACTACGGCTATCTGGGTTTTCGGCTAAAATTACGGGTAAGCGTATGGTGCGCTTGCTCGTTTCTATTATCAACCAAAATACAGAAATATGAATATACAGAAAGTATGGGATGCGTTTATCAAGGAAAATGATAATCCATCATTCGTAAAGATGGCATATGCCGTAGTAGAGCAGCTTGGCGGTGTTAATGAAGACACACTGCTTAATTCTCTCGATAGTTGCAGAAATGCAAATGACGGGTACACTGGATTCTGCTATCATTTTCAGACCTGCAAGTTCTGGAATGAGAACAAGAGTGCTATCATGGAGAATATGCACGAGCTTGCCGATGATTTGGGCGAAGACCTTATCACGATGATTAAGAGATTCGGGAATTTCAAGGACGACAAATCTGTCACCTATGATGCTATCGGCAAGGCTCTGTATGCTCCTTTTAACGAGGGCGAGAGCAGAAATATCTATGACACATTTGCCAAGTATGCACTGGAAGAGGTTGCGAATCGATTCCAGGACTGGTGGTACGAGCAGGACGAAAGTGAGTTCGATTAGCCAAACCAATCCTCACTCTCACGGGTGGGGATTTCTATTAACCAACAATTACAGAATTATGAGTGATTTAGAGAAAATCCTGAATGACGATTTACTGAAGTGTAAAATCGTTGAGTCAGTAGAGAATCCTGTTAGGCGTGTGGACCTCATCAAGTGGACACACGACAATACATTCTCTATTGCAGAGGTACGCAAGGATACCGGTAAGCTAGAGGTCACAGACTTGAAAGCTGCCAGTGGTCTTGATGCATACAAGCATTTCTACAGAAATTATGGCGACATTGCCATATGTGGCTAAAACTCCCCACGATAATGTGGGGAACCATTATGAACCATTAAAACAGAAGAATTATGGAAAAGAATATTTGGGAATATGTTATGAACAACAAGGGTGAGGTTATCGAAAAAGTAGCCGATTATATCGGTGTAAAAAGCTTTGCCAAGACAATCGAAGGCCTCTATCGCGAATGCCTGGAGAATTTCGATGACGCAGAAGACATGGAAGAATACATTGCCGATTTGTACGGAAAGAATATCCAGTCTCTTGCATGGGAGTTTACCCATAAGGTAAACAGAGAGATGAAGAAATATCTCCATCTTAATGACCAGCGCATGGATGGAAATTTTGCCAATCTGTACAACGATTATCCTAGACACGTTACAGGTACGTTCTGGGCGACTGACTACGATGGCGACGATTACTACGATTTTTATCCTCAGATGGTAGCCAGACTTGATTCGGCAGAGGACAGCGAGCAGGCTGACGAGGACAGAGCGTACCTTGAAGAGTGGTACTTCAAGGCGTTCGGCACGTACAACATCAAGTACAATTTCTCGAACGAACTTGAAGAGATTCACTCTATGATGGAGGAAGATTATGAGGAAGCCTAACAATATCCCCTAGCATGGGGATATTCAATGTTAAACCATTTAAATGATATTAGATATGAGTTACGAATTTGCTAAGAAGGAGATTGGTGATTACAGAATCACCATTTACCAGGATGAGGATGCCGAATGCCCTTGCACAGAATGGGATTTGGTGGGAGTTTACTTCTGGGACTATTCCGATTACGGATACAACAGGGGGCTTTCTCGTGGTTGTAGCAGTGAAGTCGACGCTAAAAATGCGGAGGATGCATTGAAGGATCTAGTTTGTAACTACGTGTCACAAAAGAAGATTATTGATTATATCAATAGTGAAAACGTCGACAATTACCGTATGCGCTATGACAAGAGTGACCGCATGTGGTATCTTGAAAGTCTGTACGAGGGTGAGTGGTATAACCACGAAGAGTTCTGCCCGAGCGACTTGAAGAGATTCGACTATAGAGAGGAGCTTTGTGATATCCTCGAAGAGGACGATTTCACGTATCTTCTGCATGACTGCAAGGATATTGCATTCTACGAGTGGTCATCTACTGGCTACAGTCAGGGAGATTATGTCAGCGGATATGCCTACTGCGACAAGAAGCGTTTCTCCAAATATTGTGACACTAATACAAAAAACTGGAGAAAGCGAGCCTTGGACCTATTTGAGCATGAGGTTAAGTGCATAGGTCTTTGGATGTGGGGAGATGTCAAGGGGTTCGTCTTAGAGAAGAAAGTCCATTACAAGAAAGTCTTCACGGAAATAGGTCGTGAGCCGGAGGACGACTACGACTGGAAACAGATTGATTCCTGCTGGGGAGAGTACTATGAGGACTCTGACGAGCTGATCAAGGTCGCTCTCGAAGAGAATGGAATCAAACTAAAAGAAACAGCCTAACAAGGGGAGCTTGCATGCTCCTCTTCTATCAACCAAATTACAAAGAATTATGAAATTGAGACTTTATCACGACACAAGAAAGAAGTTCCGTTTCTGTGTTGACGCATGGACCATTTACGTTCCTTACCCGAAGTGGTTACGTAAAGAGCGTTATGACGCAAAAGGAATTTACCTAGGTTGTTCTCCTACGGAGTATGGGATGATCAGGTGTTGCTGGTGCGAGGACGAAATTACGATTACACGTAATCGACCTTATCTCGGCAAGCGCATTGACCCAAAGGCAACATCGAAGGCTTTCCAGAAGATTTTCTATAAATTGGAGAAACTTTGGAACGAGGCAATCACCAAGAATACGGATGAAGCGTGGAAAGCATGGAACGAAGCCTAAAATTGGTAGCCATTTGGCTACCTACCAATAACCAAATACAGAGAATTATGGAAAGAATTACATTTGTAGAGAAAGGCAGTAGAACAATCTACAGACTTGGCAGACGTATAGTATGCTACAGGGATGGTTACAGAGTTTATTTCGGTAAACCATCAGATGTCACACACGACACGTTCGATGCACTATCAGAGAATATAGCACATGAGTATTGCTTGAAAGTCTGTGAGCGTAAAAAGTGGGAGAAAGCAAAGTACAGCAATCCTGTGGCATACAACGCACACAGAGTATTGAACGCATTAGCCTAAAAACGGAGGGAGCAATCCCTCTGACATCATTAACCAAATTATTAAAGATTATGAAGAGATATTACGTATCAGTCACAGAACATTTGAACAAGGTAGTCAGCGTTGATGCTGAGAGTGAGAATGAAGCCGTACAGAAAGTGCAGGATGCCTATAATAATAGCGATATTATTCTTGATGCTGACAATTTCTCAGGTGAGGTTATCGAGATCGAACCAGATCAGGAGTACTGGAGAGAATCCGAAGAAGATGACAGCGTAGCACTCCAGCACATCGACTAAGCCAAACGGGGAGAGCAATCTCCCTACCAATAACCAAAAATATTAGAGATATGAAGAAAATCAAAGTAGGAACGATGGTATACTGCGACATACATTCCCAATCAAAGGAACACGTTGTCACTCACGTTTCAGAGGAAAGAGGATTCGCGGGAATTGATAATGAATACTGGTGGCCTATAGACCAGTGCTTCCCTTGCGATGAAGTAACATTGCCTAAAAAGCGCAGCTAAGAACTGCGCGCAATAACCAAAACATAAGAATTATGAATGAAGACAGAATCCTAGAGATGTTCTTCGAGAAAGCCAGATGGCAGTATGCTATCGAGAAAGGCTTATTCAAGGACATGAACAAAGCAGTAATGTATCAGCTTACAACACCTGAGGCTCGTCTGGCCATGTATCAGAGGATCAAGAGCGGAAATTACAAGATAATGCCGCCTCATACAGCCAAGATTCCGAAAGACAACGGAGATTTCCGTACGGTCTATGTGAATGAACCTGTAGACAGAATCCTCTTGAGCATAGCAAACGACCTCTTGTTCGAGCTGATGCCAGAGATGGTGCATCCACGCTGTACGTCATACCAAAAGGGTATCGGCTGCGGTCGTGTGGTGCAAGATGTTTCTCGGATAATATACTCGGCAGATGGTAAAATCATCGGATGGAAAGGTGACTTCTCCAAGTACTTTGATTCCGTGCCTATTCGGTTCATCGACTGGGCATTCGACAAGGTAGAGGAGAAGTACGGAAAGTCTGCGCTGATAGATGTCATTCGTGACTACTATCACACGGATATCTATTTCGATGAGGACAATAACCTCTGTGAGAAGTATCAGTCCCTCAAGCAGGGATGTTCTGTTGCTGCATGGCTGGCTGATGTCATTCTCTATCATCTTGACGACAAGCTATCTAAGCTTAACGGATATTACGTCCGCTATTCAGATGATACGCTGTTTGTCGGTGAAGACTATGAGAAAGCCATGGATATCATGAAGAGCGAGCTGGAGATGATGCAGATGACGCTCAATCCGAAGAAGGTTGAGTATCTTGATGCTAATCACTGGTTTAAGTTCTTGGGATATTCCATCAAGGGTCACAATATCTCTCTGTCGTCCACACGCATCAAGACCTTTCAGAAGGAGATTGAGAAGAGGACGATAAAGAAACGTGACACCACGATGACGAAAGCCATCAATGCAGTAAACAGGTATCTCTACAAGGGGTACTGCGATTATTCCTGGTCTACTCAGGTTCTTCCAGTCATAAACGTGAAAGAGGACATCGACAAGCTCAACACCTTCGTCATGGACTGCATCCGTGCGGTCAAGACAGGCAAGAGAAAGGTCGGTGGTCTCGGATACGTGAAGACTCAGGCTGTAGGTTGCATAGACCGAGGTCGTGGAAGGAACGTGAAAGCCAACAGGAGTAAGACAGAGAGCGAAATCAAGGGGTATCTATCGATAGGTTGTGCTCAGAATGCCTTGCGAACGAGCAGGGCAGCGTACAACACATTGGTGAATACTCTGTAGATGAGCATCCTAGCGCAAGGATTTGCCGGAATGAAGATACAAGGTTTTAAATATCCCGGTTGCGGAGTACAGGGACCATCTAATACCTAGATGGTCCTCTGTTCGTCCTAAACCGGACATTATCGAACTTATAAAGCCATGCGCAGTATCTTCTGACCGGCAGACTCTGTAACCGAGCACACGGACGTGGGAGAAGGACGGACCGATTCAGGCGACGCCTCTATAACATCATCTGAACATCCGACAATGCATGGATGTTCATATAACCGCACAAGGCGTAGCTCATCAACGAAGTACAGAAATGTGACATACCGTATGACCACCACCGGTGGCGCACACCACTAATCCCTGACGGATGGCTGAAGTTTATGCAACAGGTCTCTTAACCAGAGTAGTTGATCCTGGACGGCTGCGCAGTAGGCGCATTGTCCTGGATCACCTATTCTGGCGAATCCTGTGTCAAATCAGAATCGTAAAGTATTGTGCCGATCCATCGGTCATGGAACCACCCGAGCACGAGGGAAGTCTTCAGAGGAGAGCAAAGTTTACGGAACTGTTACGAATCTCGCCGGCCTCCCCGGAACACTATCCGGGTATTCCGGCGATACATAACAGCTCAAATCAAACTGCTAGAGCTACGTGCCACGCTCTCAGATGAAGACAACGTTATTGCCAAACGAGGTACACGAGGAGGTATCGGTTTATTCAACCCGCCTTGTATCAACGCGATATGTCTGGTAATACCAGAAATCTCGCATATCAGCAAGCGGGTTAAATCATCAGCCTATAGTAAGACAACAGACCTATGAGTGTACCTGCAAACAACCATGTGAATTGCATCACGACTTATCAAGAGTATGAGGTTTAATATCACGTGAGTGGTATACCTGCCGCCTGCCGTTATCCCCGCAGGCGCAGGTATCCAAACACGGGATCGAATCAAGAACATATATCTATGCAACATAATACATGAGATAAGTCATGCGCATTGCAGCGATGTCTGGCAAGTTCTGAGAGTTCATCGAGCGTTTCATTGATTCTGAAGCCAAGGATGGGGAAGCGTACGCTTCCTGAGGTTGGCTTCATAACAATGCCACGCCCTTAATCAAAAACTTAAAGCAATGCAACGTATCAGGTTGAGTCAGACTAGGTTATTGCGAGCCGAATTGTGCGCAAGGAGAATAGATTGTACAATACGGTATCAATCATCCTGAAGATCCAGGTGGTTACCTGGATCTGTCAGGACTTAGATACAGTATTAATCAAGACCTTATAGTTACGCAACAGATTCTCTGAGCGCACTCCTATTTACCAATATTTAAGAATTATGAACAGCAAATTACTAAAGAAGCTTGAGGAAATCAAGAAAGAGTACGAAACGTCAGAAGTTTGCATGGGTGAGATGCTTGATTCTATAAGTGCAGACGGATTCTCTATCGAGGATGCTCACTGGTTGTATATGCGTGCAATGGAGTGGGCGAACGGAGATAAATTCTATATCCACATCGGAGAAGACGAAGATGTACTGAGTAAGGATGAACTCGAAGAAGCCAATTTGATAGTGCTAGAATAAGCACTATCCCTATTAACCAATACAATAGAATTATGACATACGACGAGATTATCAATGCAGTTGAGAATGGTGCTAAGTTCACCATCAACTTCCAGAAGAGAACATGCAGAGTGAACGGCAAGGTAGCAATGTCCGAGGAAGACAAGCCGAAAGATACACCTTACCTGACACATGCAGTAGTCCTGTTCGCAATAGAGCAGAGATACAAGGCATACAAGTATTCTGTGCCGTCTGAACGCTCTGAATCACATCGCCGCTACTACTTCAAGGCCTTGCCGGAGAAAGAGCTCTCAGACGAAGATATGATGTACGGGGAGCGACGAGAGGTAGCTAGATGTAAGCTGGAGCTATACATACTGATTCAGCTACTCAGAGGCAACCTCGCATGGGAGAACAGATGGGGAACATGGTTCTGGCGTTCCGAGAACGACAAGGACCTGATAATTCTCAGAGACTGGGTTGAGCCAAACAAGGGTGGGGTGTAAGCCTCATCCACAAGAGTTAAATAAATTTTTAGTAACCAATTTAAAATAATTAGAATTATGAAGCAGATTGTAACAATCACTGGTGAGAACTTGAACATCGTAACTAACAATGTAGAGGCTACAGCAGCTACCGGTAAGAAGACCAAGGCGCAGATGCGTCTCGAAGCTCTTAAGGCAGCAGGTGTTGATACTAGTAAATATTTCCCTCTCGGTGACGACCAGCTTATCAAAATCGAAAATGGTGCAGCAGTTCCTGTTGATATGGACGATGCAACCATCGATGCGGTAGGCAAGCAGATTGTCGAGGGTGGATACGTAAGTAACTGGAAGCTCTTCCGTCGTTGGGTGATGAGTCAGATGTTCCACATGTTGCGAGACATGGATAAGAGTTATCTGTCATTCAACGAGGTGTTGCAGCGCAAGGGCTACGAGTATCAGTGGCGCATGCTTGAAAATGAGCTCTACGCTCAGATGAAGATGTGTGACCACAAGGACTACGAGAACACCAAGGCGAGATATCGCTGGTTCAACGGTTGCGTAGCATACGATATGGCTATTGACTATATTAACAAGCTTCGCAGCTACATTGACGACAAGTGCATCTACACTATCAAGAAAGACAAGGATGGAAACGAGAAGAAGACATACAAGCATACCTGCAAGGGCAATCCTTACGTACGTCTTCAGAACGAGGACATTTTTGTCGCTGACTTGGATAGAAAGGTATACAATCCTCTCCGTGACCTTGCCAACAAGATGGCTACTGTAGAAGACTACAAGGATCTCTACGATGCCGTTCGCAAGTTCAACAAGAACCGCAAGCATCTCGCGTGGGATACCAAGCAGGCAGATGCATTCATCCATGCTTACAAGGGTTCTGGTTCCTACTACACGATGAGAAACCTCATCATGTTCCACGGAGCAAGATTCCTGAAGAACGGCCGCAAGATGTCAGAGACCAACTCATTGAAGGAGCTTGAGTATAAAGCCAAGCTCTACGATGAAGAGGGTTGGAGAATGCTTGGTATTCTCAAGCAGCTCATCAAGGACAATAATATCAGCGTCCAGGGCAAGATTCTTGAATGGAAGAAAGCCAAGAGCGAGAACAAGTAATCATCAGTAAGACGTAAGGTTCGCCGCCTGAAGAATGGTGGCCCGGCAGCTTGTGTTTACAAGAGCTTCTTCAACGAAGGATCTCCTCCAGTCACTACTGGAGGTAATCCTTCGAGCTAAAGCTCTCTAGATCGAACTTATAGAGTAAGGCGCCAGCCGGGAGCCATTCTAGCCAAAAGTCGGTTACTGATTCGGTAACCGATTCAAAGTCTAACCAATAAAATGAAGAATTATGAAAGAAATTAATGTAGACACAAGAAAGTATATTAAGGCTCCTATTGACGGGAAGAATGTCGTCGAGGAATCACTTCTAGACGCCATCTTTGACGATTCGCAATATCTCACCAATAAGTTTTTTTCATTGGGATTTGTCGGAGGCGCACCTACAATGATAGAGTATAGCGGAAACTACCTATCTATCAGGAAGCTACGATCGTGGATTACATCAGAGTGGGGTAGAGAGATTGTCAAACGACTGACTGGCGAATCAAAAAATAGCATATACTATTACGATACGAAGCAGTATCTCGACGAACGCCAGGCAGAGCCTTTAATCTATACATTCTTTCTGAGCACAGATTACCTTACAGTAAGATTTCACTACAATGTAAAAGTAGATGAAGATTAGCCAAACGTGTCAGTCGTTAGCAGCGGCTGACTACTCATATCATAACTAAATTTTGTTTAAATGGTTCAAGCCGGTCTGTCGTGAGACACGCCGGTTTTTTGTTCCACAAGTTTAACCAATTTTAAATTAGAATTATGAGTAGAAATTACTGGACATTAGGTAAGGAAGGAATGAAGACTCGTCTATCAAAGGCACAGGCAGCTTATGAGAACGCAGTAGAGAACGTCAGCGACTTGCACGTCAAGATCAGCGATGGCAACACAAAGTTGGGAGCTATCCCATCCGTGTCGCTCATCCCGGTCATGGATTGCGGTAACTGTGCAATCTGTGCCAAGAGCTGCTACGACCTGCGCAATGACATGATTTACAAGGAGGTCATCAAGACGAGAGCTATCAATTCTGCCATCCTCCACGAGGATCCTGAGCGATACTTTAAGGAGATTGATGGTTACCTCAACTACCGCTACCATAGAGCATTCCGATTCCACATCGGCGGCGACATACAGGACAAATGGTATCTTGACAAGATGTGCGAGATTGCCCGCAAGCATAAGGATACCAAGTTCCTGGCGTTCACGAAGATGTTCGATGTGTGCAACGAGTACCTCGATGAGGGCAACGTAATCCCTGAGAACATGCACATCCTATTCAGCGGATGGCTTGGTCTCAAGATGGATAACCGCCACGGATTTCCGGAGGCGCATCCTATCTTCGAGAGCGGTACATCAGCACCGGAAGGAACGTTGCTATGCACCGGAAACTGCACAGAGTGCCTGAAGGAAGATAGGCTATGCTGGTCTATCGGGAAAGGCCAGGCGATAGGATTCCTTGCACACTAGCCAAAATCCTCGTCAGTAATGACGGGGTACTATGTTTAACCAATTAAAATTTTGAATTATGGCAACAGCAAGAAGAGGTACAAGAATGCTCAAAGCTTCTGACATCATGAAGAGAAAGGGCATTGTCCAGAAACAGATGGACATGGACAAGTTCAACGAGGTTGTAGAGAATTTCTTTATGACCCATGAGCCTAAGGAGACGATTCTCCTAACTCCGAAGAGATTCATCGAGATGGATAACCCGCCAGAGGGAGACTTCATTGAAATGCTGGACGTAGGCATCTGGAAGAAGAAATCGGAAGACCCAGACGACCCATTCGAATTCATCGACTATCAGTTCATGAAGAAGAACGGAATGCTCCGTCCTATCCTTATGGTGAACGAGCCATTCATCGGCAATGCTGCCGGGTGGCTGAGAGATTTTTGTGGATTCACTGTGAAGAGCAGAACACGAAAGAAGAAGAAGGAATACATCGTGTCTCTGCCGGTGTAAAGCCGAACAAGGCGTGGAACATTATTGTTTCACGCTCCCAGTATTAACCAATTAAAGTAGAATGATTATGGAAATAGTAGATGTAAATGTAAAAAATCTGAGTGAATTCGATATTGAGAACGATCTCTATCATGACACTCTGTGGGAGAATATGTTCGACGATGGCGAGTATACGGACGACGGATGCAACGAGGCTGTAGGTTTCATCTATTCTAACGCATGCCATGCAGAAGTTTATGGCAACTCTATGGATGTCAGATGGATAAAGGATAACTCAGACAATCTCCGCCTGGCTATGGTGGCAAACGACCTGGTAAATAACCTCATGGGGACAGAGCAAAAGAAAATTATCACCGAGGAAAACAACGGAACCACGCTCCTTACTTACGCTGGTATATATCTTAACATCTTCGTCAATTTCGAGATGCGTCACATACAGATTCTCGCTTACCAGGAAGCCTAAAAAGCCCTCTTCGGAGGGTGCAAGTATTAACCAATTAAAATTAAAAATATGAATGATTTTTTAAAAATAGCAGAGGAATTAGACTGGAGTTATAATGTAGACGATACACCTAACGAAAGAGGTGAGGTTTGCGTCGAGTTAGAGAAGTATTCCCCACAAGGCCAAGACTTCATTGTTTCTATCTGGTTCGAGACGGACAACGAGTGTGACTTCGCCGACAAGCTGGAGGAGTACTGGAGAGGCTTTGATACAAGCGAGGAGGCTATTAATTGGGTCGGGCCAGATGGACACGGAATAAATGGCGCCCCATACGACCTACAAGACATTATCAACGACATGGTTGACTGCAAGGAGATGGTGAGGGAATTGGTCGTGAAATACCACAACCAAGCCTACCCGAGCAAGAAGTTCGACAACTACGACAACGGACATACTTGCAGCTTTGACTGCTATGATTCCACTGACGATGAGATGCAGGCTATTCGTAATATCCTTGCATCTTTGGAGAATGCGAGGACCTACGCATCCGGTCTCTACAACAATCCTAACAGATGGGAGTTGGATGAGATGCTTGGTCGATTCAAGAATATTGTCCGAGATAAGCTAGAGAGCGGATTCACGAACAGAGTTTAGCCAAACCAAACCGTTACATATCGTAGCGGTTTCTATAAACCAAAATATTAAGATTATGGATAGAAAAGTATTGAAAGACAAGATTGATGAGTTGCGTTCAACAGCAAAGATGGAACTTGCATGCACCATCCGTGAGATAATGAGAGAGCACAATGTTAGCAGAAAGGTGTTCGATTGGCCTGTACTTGCCGGCGACAACAGGGAGGTGAACATCGTAGAAGTAGGCGACAGCGATACAGCTATCCCTATCATTCATAGCCGATGCACTTCTGTAGGGTTTGAGCTCCCGGAAGCAAAAGCTATCGATGACGATATACCAGTTGACCTTCTTGCAGACATCGCTACTAGTCTGAACGACGAGCTGAACGGCTATATTGGTGTCTATGCTGCAAAGTATAAGATTGCCTACAATGATGGAATTTTCATTCCTAAGGAGAATCCGTACGTATTCCGAGCAAAATCATATAAAGATGCATTGGATGAGGCGGAAGACTACATGCGTGTGTGGAATGACCATAATGGTTCTACCCTAAGACTCGTATCAGTCGAGAAGCAGACTGCTTCGGAAGGTTAAATTAGCGTTAAAAACGGCAAAGATGATGGTTTATATTATAAACTTTTCGTATCTTTGCCACTAGTAACCAAAATTATAGAATTATGACAGAAGAAATAAGAATCAAGACAAGAGATTGGGAGAGACTTCTGAGCTACACTCAGCAGCAGAAGTACAAGACTGCCATAAAGCAGGGTTGGTTCGCCAATTATCACAGCAACGCCTGGAGGCATGACACGTTCTATGGCGCATACATCTGGAAATATCCGAAGCTTATTAAGGTTGTAAGGATGTTCGAAGAGATGCTTGGACATAAGCCATTATGGGAAGACATCACGGACGATAACCTTCGCGACCTCTTCGAGAAGATCCAGGAGAACTACGCTCCTAACTCGGCAAGAACCGTATGTGCAACCATCAAGGCTGTGATACGTGAGAACGATGCTACCAGGGAAATCCCTAGTCCTACGTTCGGCAGAATACTTAGAGCGAAGGCTGTACCGGTCCAGTCTGTATATCTCTCTGATGAGGAGATAAACAGAATCATAAAGTACAACCCTCACGGGAAAACAAAAAGATATGTTCAGAGAATGTTTATCATGGAATGTCTCTGTGGCGCACGTTACAGCGACTGCCAGAGAATGACGGAAGAGAACATAGATGATACCGGACACTTCCTCGTGTATGTTACTCAGAAGACAAAGACCGAGGTAAGGGTTCCACTTCACAAGAAGCTCCGCAAGTTCCTCGTATGCGGTACTGGTGACGAGCCTCTTCCGGGTGAGATCGGTGAAAGGACGTTCAATAGAGCACTCCGCGATATCTGTCGTGACTGCGGAATAGATACGAATACAAAGGTGTTCAAGGCAGGAAAGGAAGAGACTGGAAAGAAGTATCGGTTCGTCTCATCCCATACCGGCAGACGCTCGTTCGCAACGAATCTCTCAAAGAAGGGAGTGCCTCTTGAGCAGATTGCCGTCATGATGGGACATACTAGTAACGGTATGCCGAATATCCAGATGACACAGCGCTATATCGTCGGTAAGACCGAGATTGACAGCAATACACTGAGATTGTTCGGCGTCTATGAAGAAGACCTCGATAACGGTATAGATGAGGATTAAGCTAAAACTGGAGGTGGTTAGAAGCCATCTCCTGCCATTGTTTAACCAATTAAAATAATGAATATGGTAGAAGATTATACAGTAGAAGAGTTGAATAAACTCATCAATGAGTGTCGGAAGAAGTACGAAAAGCTAGAAAAGGAGACCGTTATGAAGGCTCTGACTGGCGAGATTGGTACGAACTCCGCAATGGTGGAAGAGTTGGAGATTCTCAACATCCACTATCACGATGAAATGGATGAGTACGATATCACTGCACCTGACCTGAATCCAGATCTTATCGATAACTTCAAGAGGGCAGAGCGTGATGGCAAGAACGTCATCTTCGAGGCACAGGAATATCTTAAGATCCTGGGAATGTGCGAAGAAATGTTCAACCAGAAGCTATGGGTCAACGAAGATGGCCACATATGCGATGAAGAAGGTAATAGACTTTCCGCCGACAGAGAGCATCGTGTTTTCGAAGTTGTTAAGTGCGGGAAATAAGATATTTCTAGTTTTTCATAGCTAGATTGTTTAAATGAGTGTCCTCTCTTGCCCGTGAGGGTAGGAGGGGATTTTTTAAAACGGCCCCGATTAGCCAAAAATAGGGAGCTTCGGCTCCTGTCAATTAATAACCAAGCCCTACGCAACACGGTCAAGCGGATAAGATATGAAGACAATACAATTTGTAATTTTAGGAGGGAAAAATGCTGAGAAGCGAATACTATCTATTAAAAAGAAAAATAGTAGTTTTGAAAAAGCAGTCCATTTATGTACATGCAATGGATATTATCATACCGATGAAAGTACATAGAAATTTATCAAGTCATTACATGATATTGATGTCGCCTATGTTGGCGAGATAGAAGAACCATAAGGAAACGAGGGGCTAACCGCCACTCAATAAGCCCTCGACAGCACGGTGAAGTCAACTAATATGAAGAAGATTTTATTTCTGTTGGTGTTTATCCTTACAGCAGCATCATCTTTCGCACAGGCGAAGCATCCTTACTACTGTACCATTAGCGGTACGTACAACCTTGCGATGAAGATCAGACTAGAACTTGAATGGGGCGAGCAGAAGCAGCCTGTAGCCCTCCGTAACGAGGAGGGAAAGAAGATTGAGTTCAACAACCTCACAGACATCCTCAACTATATGTCAGCGAGAGGATGGCAGTTCGTTACCGAATTGAATTATGACGGACATATACATTACCTTCTGAAGAAGGATGTCTCTTCTCCGGAGGAGGCAAAGCAAGGACTTCGCTTCGATACAGACAAATAGCAATACAACTAGCCGCTTATCACTTAACAGATAGGCGGCTATTTTATTAAGATAACCACCGAAAGAGCAACGAAAATCACACTTTTTTCTTAAACTACGTTAATTGTAAATATTCTGTACTTTAATGAATATTGCAATCAGCTGTTTTTACTTCGCTTGAAACATCTAGCTATACCAGTATCTTTAAAACATTTGTCCTCACTTTTTACTTTAATAAGTACGGTTTATGGTGAAAACAGAACTATTGCACGGAATAGAAAATCGTCGTATCTTTGCAGTGCTTGTTAGTAGTTGCGCACTAAGCAGCGGACATATTGAGTATATTTAAGTGATTATTCACTTCCCTATACGAAACCCTATCCAGAGTTCGGAGCGCAACACGAACAAAGGATAGGGTTTTCTTCCTTTTTCGGTCTGACAGGTAGTCTTGGTGGCTTGTCGGCTAAATACACTCGGCTACACAGACTTTAAACCCACGTCACAAGAGGTGCATGGTGACACCGCAGGAACTGAAGGCAGAAGGCGGGCAGGGCGGGGCGTACCCCGAAAGCTGCTTAGGTTAAGTGCTGTACGATTTGGCAACTGACCCGACCGAAGGGGCTCATTATACTGGGTTCATGTAACTTCGAGTGGAATATTCCTACCAAGCTCTCATCGTTTCAATGACTGATGGGGGTAAGGGGGAGAACCACTCTCTCAGAGGTCTATTGCCTGTTTCATATAACCTTTTTAAAAAAGAAAATATTAATTTTAAATAAGTAAATATAGGGAAGATGAAAGTTAATGAAAAGAATATAGGGTATGTAAGACATAGTTTTACTCCTGTAAAGAACAAATTGCTCAATAAAAACTCGAAAACCGAGTCCAAATTTGAGCAGATGTTAATTGATGCCAACATCTACTTCACGAGAGAGAAGGGAAACTACAAGATTGGCACAAGATGGTGCTATTACGATTTCTTCGTTCCGTATTGGAGAATGTACTTTGAACTCGATGGGGCATCACACAACTCGCAAGAGCAAAAGGTTATCGATTCTCAAAAAGACCGCATCATACGCAAGAAGCAGCGCTTTATCTGTAGAATCAGTAATGATTACGTCTTGGACGAGATGACCGAAATTGATTTCGATATAGCAAAAGATTTGCTTTGCAAGTATATAGAAAAGTCTGGCTTTATTCGCAAAAAGGCAGACACGTACGAAAGAGCTAAGAGCTACTATGAGTTCAATCTCAAAATGAACCATGCTCAATCGGTAGAAGACTTCACGTCTAACAATGATAGCGTTGATTTTAACGACAATCGACAGATTACGTTATATAACAACCTGACTGGTATGTTTTATACATTCGAGAACATTATCGACGCAACCCTGAAGACTGGTCTCAAGGCCAAGTATATCTGGGAGCTCTGCTATACTGAGTATAAAAATGTCGGAAATCTCAGAACGTACGTTGCTGCATTTTCCGTAGAAGAGTGTGAGAGGAGAGTTGCGATAGTTTACGAATAATTAATAATTAAGGTAGGAATTAATAAAGATTGAGGAGAAAGTAAACAAATGAATATCAGACTAAACAAGATTACTGACCGTCTGGAAATCAGAACCAAAAAGAGAATGATAGCCTTCCATTGCGATATTCTGAAAGGTTCTTATTACCTAGTACCGACTGTAAGATTTGACACCAGTAGGGCATACGGAGAGAAGAGCTTCTGGTTCCTCTTCCTAGGTACTTTTATGTTGATTGATATTTTTAAAATAAAAGACTAAGTATATTTTTTTTTAATTTTTAAACATTATGAGTGTAAAAAACATTATTTTGGCATCAGTACTCGCAATAGTAGTACTCGCCGCAGGTTCAGTTATCGGTTGTTATTTCCATTACAACAACCAGGAAATCTCACTTCGCCAGCAGTCAGAGGCTCAGCGTGGCAAGATTGAGGGTGTTCACGACAAGATGTGGAAGGTTCTTCAGCAGAAGGCACAGGTTACGGATGAGTACAAGTCTGCATTCGAGTCCATCTATCCGAAACTTATCGAGGGCAGATACTCAAAGGGAGACGGCTCGCTTATGAAGTGGATCAAGGAAAGTAATCCTAACTTCGACGTTTCGCTATACAAGGACCTCATGCAGTCCATAGAGATTCAGCGCTCCGAGTTTCAGACATCACAGGAGAGAATGCTCGATATCATTCGTGAGCACGAGACGCTCGTGAAGACATATCCGGCGAAGTGGTTCGTATCTGACACCAAGCCTATCGAATACAAGGTCATCTCTTCATCCAAGACAAAGATGATCATGCAGCTTGGAGAGGATAACGACGTAGACCTGTTCAAAAAATAACAGCTTATGGAAATATTCATATTCCTAATCCCATTCGTGGTTGCTGCTTTCCTGTTGATTTTCTTCAGGAAGCAGACCACCTGGTGGGAATACGCCGTACTCATTGTTCCATCCATCCTCATAGGCATCCTCATGGAGTTCGTGTTTAAGCAGTCCAATGCTGCTGACACGGAGTATCTCGGAAGCTACGTGACAAGAATCCGTCATTACGATGCCTGGAATGAGTACATACACCGCACGTGTACAAGGACCGTTGGAAGCGGAAAGAATCAACGTACGGAAACATACGATTGTTCGTACGTAGACAATCACCCTGAACGTTGGACTTATTTTGATGCTAGGAACAAGGAAGAATACTTCATGACCGACAACGAGTTCAATGTAGTCAGAAAGATTCTCGGAACCCAAAGCGTGTTCATTGATATGCACAGGGATTACTACACTAAGGATGGCGATGCTCAGGAATGGGCGTGGGATGGCTCCATTGAAAACTCGTACACATTATCTTCCGAGCACGATTATAAGAATAAAGTGAAAGCCTCACGTTCTATTTTTAAGTTTGAGGATATAGATTATCAGCAGGCGCGAAAGCTTGGACTGTTCGAGTATCCGGATATCGTTCTTTATGACCAGAATCCTGTTCTCGGACTGAAGATCCCGAAAAATCAGGAGAAGGCGATGAGATGGCTGAACGGATACTATGGCGAGCGGAAGCAATTTAGGGTATTCGTACTGTTCTTCACGAACAAGCCGGAAGAAATCGTTGAAAAGCAGCGCTCATACTGGCAGGGCGGCAATAAGAATGAGCTTGTCGTGTGCGTTGGTATTGACAAAAACAAGAATGTCAAGTGGTGCAACGCATTTTCATGGTGTGATAGCCCGGTCGTAGGCGTTAAGAGTAGAGACTGGTTTATGAGCAATCCTGTAAATCTCGAAAAGTACGCCGAGTATATCGGTCCCATTGTAGAAAAGGAATGGCACAGAAAGAACTTCGAGGATTTTGACTATCTCACAATTGAACTTACCGACGTACAGTACTGGGCCATCATTATTATCTTGCTTATATTCAATATTGTAATGAGCTCCTGGATTGTAACCAATAATTATAAAAACGATTTGTAGCGTGTCAACAACCCACAGGTTAAAGACCTGTGGGCTTGAAAAAGCCCAAGTTGATTAGCCTAAGCACTTCGGGTGCTACGTTAGGAGAGAATATATAGGCACCAACGGATGTTTGTTCAAGTCTGTTGCTCTGCGGTCAGTGATTAAACAGTTCTGTGAGGTAGGAACAGTGTTGCTGACAAAAAACCTTTCCATAACATTGGCGATGAGCATTTAACGGAGAAATCCGACTTACAGTAAAATTAAAAAAAGTAAAAAACGAATGGTTTATGTAATAGGCAAAGAAGGACAGGCACTTATGCCGACTGAAAGATTTGGCAAGGTGAGAAGATTATTGAAAAATGGTCTTGCTCACGTTGTATGCCGTATCCCATTCACAATTCAATTGGATTATGAGACAACTTATTTCGTTCAGCCCATAAGTTTGGGTGTAGATGCTGGTAGTAAACATATCGGCATTTCGGCAACAACAAGTGAGAAGGAATTGTATGCAGCAGATGTAGAACTGAGAAATGACATTGTGGAGAAACTATCTACTCGTAGAGAACAAAGAAGAACGCGTAGAAATAGATTACGTTATCGTAAGGTTCGTTTTAACAACAGAGTATCTTCAAAACGCAAAGGTTGGTTAGCACCATCTGTTGAAAACAAGATTCAAACTCACTTAACTGTTGTAGAAAAAATTCATAAGTTCCTACCAATAACTAATATCGTAGTTGAGACTGCTTCATTTAATATACAAAAGATTAAGAATCCAAGTATATCAAGCGAAGAATATCAGAAGGGCGAACAGCTTGGCTTTTGGAACGTCCGCGAGTATGTTTTGTTTAGGGATAATCATACTTGCCAACATTGCAAGGGTAAGAGTAAAGATCATATCTTGAATGTACATCACATTGAAAGTAGAAAAATCGGAGGAAACTCTCCAAGCAATCTAATCACGCTATGTGAATCTTGCCATAAGGCATATCACAATGGTAAGATAGATATAAAGGTAAAACGTGGTGCATCATTCAGGGATGCAGCATTTATGGGGATTACTCGTTGGACTACATACGAGAGGCTAAAGAATATCTATCCTAATGTAAATATGACTTTTGGATATATCACAAAGAACAATCGTATCACTAATGGTCTACCAAAAGACCATTATGTTGATGCAAGATGTATAAGTGGTAATTCTAAAGCAAAACCGCTTGGGTATTATTTCTACCAAAAGAAAGTACGTTGTCAGAATAGACAAATACACAAGGTTAATTTCTTGAAAGGTGGTAGGAAGAAGCTCAATCAAGCACCATTCTTGGTAAAAGGGTATAGGTTGTTTGACTTGGTTGAATACCAAAATGATTTGTATTACATATTTGGGAGAAGAGATAGCGGATTCTTTGATATTAGAAAATTGGACGGAACAAAAGTAAACAAAGGTTCTATCAGTTGTAAATACATACGATTGGTAGACATCAGAAGAAGTGTATTAACAGAAAGAAGGAAAAGTTGCTCAATTCCTCCCACAAACTAAAGATTTGTGGGTTTCCTTGAGCTAATTTTATGAAAGAAAGATTAAAAATGATTTTCGACCGCATCGACATCTTCGTCGTGTGCATTGTCTTCGGGTGCTGCCTCACTGTAGCGGAGGTATTCATAGGAACCTGGGGAGGGTTTGTTCTTTTGTTTATAATGACTTCCCTTATTACTGAAGTCTGCTACACCCTCCGCTGTAACGAGAAGCTGAAAATAGAGCTGATAGAGACAAAGGAAAATCTGAAGAAGGCTGAGAAAGAGTCGGATACTGCAAACCATCAGATCGTCAAGAAGAGTAGAATTATCCGATTCTACGTCTTACTGGAAATGTTGTGGAGGGAGAGATGGACATGCGAACACGCAAAGGTTAATTACTGCAAGCACAGGATAACATTGAGACAACTTATCGATGCGATGAATCATTCCGATAAGAGGTGTGATGAGATTTCCAATAAAATCTCTGAGCTTACCAAGGATTTGAACGAACTCGATAAATAGATACTTGTCACAAAACAACTTTCCCCACGCCATCGGCAAATGACGTGGGGATTTTCTTTG